TACTCCCTTTTCTCTCAAGGCATTAATTACTGACCCAAGAACGTTGGCATTGTTGGCCGTAGAAGTTGAGCTTGCATCTAATGATTTTGTTGTTGTTATATTTGCTGTGGAGAACTTTGTATTAATATCTCCAACATTAGCGGCTTGACTTAAGTTGTCAAAGTTTTGCTCTAGTGCATCTACTAACTCACTTGCCCATACAGTAGGATCATCTCCCTCTGATAGTCTTGGTAGTGGTGCTACTGTAAATCTACTTGTTGCCATTATCTTTCTCCATCTGGCCTCATGTTTAACCTAAGATCACCTAATCTCCAATGATCATGTAATCCATCAGAATGAACTTTTACTTTCATTTGTCTTCCTCTCACTCTAGGATTAATTCTTCCTGTCTTGGAGTAGCTTACTCCAGAGATAGTTACATCTCTATTTCTTACAGTAAATGGGCCTTTGGTTGTATAATCACCTAAACTGTCTTTCCTAGAGCTAAAGGTAATATTATAAGTCTCATCATATGTCCCATCCTCTTTGTCGGTTGACGTAGCATCTGGTAGTGCCTTATCTACAAACATAATATTCTGACCATCGTCTATATCAAAGTCTGCACTTTCAACAAAAGCATTGATAGGTGATCCGTCATCGGTTGTTCCTACTTCTTGATTGTATAGAACTCTATTTGCATCAGCCGAAATATCGTTTTCAAAGATTGATCCACCTTCCCAAGCTGTTCTGCTAAATGTTCCTACATCCCATACGTTTTCTAAATAATTATACTTAACGTATCGGTTGTTCTCTCGGTTTTGACCTGCTGCGTTTGTTGATGTAGTCTCATCGTTTGTAGATATACTAGGATAAAACCACCAGATCTCGTTGTACCCCCTAGATGTCCCTGTAACAACCTTAAATTGTTCGGCATAATTGAAATCCTCAAAGACATATTTTGCTACAGGAGAAGGAAGAACTTTAACCCCACCATCGAAGACGAAAAAGTTTTTAAATCCCATCCAATAACACCTTCCCTGAATAGCCATTGCTCCATGTGGAGAAATAAGACCACAGTTATTACCAAGCTCTTTAAAACCGAAAGTATATGGTGGGCCTTGGAAAACCATACCATGAACGTTCTTATCGCTAAATAAAAGCGTTTGACCTCTTACCTTGGCATATCCCACTAAGAACGTCCCACCTGTAAGGATCTGACCACCTGATGTATTTGTATCAACGTTCTCTGTCCAAATGTTTGTAGTTTCTTGACTTGCCCAACGTACCTTCATTGGATCACCTGCTCCCAAACAAACAATGTGCCTATCTGGAGAAGTGACGAAAATACTCTTTACGCTTGTTGGGACAATACCATGTGTAGAGTTATTTCTGCCTGATTGAGGTGTACTTGGGTTTGTTGCGTTTGTGATTTGGACAGCAGCCGTACCTACACCACCAGAAGTATCCCAATAATGAGGAGCACCATTGTTGTGAGCAAGAACGAGGTCTTCACCAAAATTATCAAAGCTCCAAACTCTTGGATCAACTACAACATTAGATGTAGAAGCAGGTTGACCCCAACCCCTTGTATAACTAGATCCTGCTTGCCAAACACCTGTTCCCCATCCGTAAGCGAAGTTAGAGTGTTCTTCTCCAGATTCTACAGGCTTTGTTATTGTAACATCTGTTGTCCCACCTGAAGAAATAGCAGGAAAGGCTGTAAGGCTTGCATCGTAGGCCGTGGACTGTGTTTCTCTTGATAACCCTACTGTAACAGAACCTAATAAATCCCATCCATTATCGAGATCGGTATTATGTGGATTTGAAGTATTTGCTCCACCTGTAGAGCCTAGTTTTACATAGTATATGTCATCGATCTCTGCGTACCAATGTTTTGAATATGTTATTTTAGATTCAGCATTAGAAAATCCCTGAACCCCAAGAATGTAGATACTTTCGGTAACAGTCGTACCTTCGTAAGTCTTTCCTGTAACCCCTATGTAAGCTGAAGGATATGAGTCTGTATAGCTTTCATAACATCCATATTGATATGGTGTGGTGTAATTAGGATAGCCTGAACTTGGTAAGTTAATTCCGTGATTGCCTACTACAACTCTTCTAGCACATGGTCTGTTATTTTTATCGGTAACAACATTTCCTAACATATGATTGGCCAGAGATGCATCAGAAATCTGGGAGCTTATTTTATGAGTTCCTTGGTGAGCCAGAATATTACCTACCCCTGTCCTTGTCCCTGCCGTAAAAAAAGTATTTGATGTGTTTTGCGTTGCATAAGGGATCATCACCCTACCTGTAGTATCAAATGGGGCAGACCATCTTATTTGCGTTTGTAAATGACCTATTCTACTTACATTTGGGCCTTGTGCTCCACCTATATAATAACTAGAACCGGGTGAATATGTTTCTGATCCAAGAAAGTATGCTGTGACCCCTCTGGCAGTATAACCTGCTATAGATGTATAATTAAGTATTGTTCCAGAGTCGTAAGTTGATGGTAAAAGAATGTCAAAATAGTTTGTTGTGTTATTAACGATTGTAGCAGATAGTTTTGGTATTCTAATCTCACCTATGTTAAGATTATTAAAATAGTAAGCTATAGGTGTTCCATTTGATCCGTTGGTAGGAACTCCGTGTGATGATTTGTAAAACCTTAGTATTGGGCCTTCTGACCTTGCATTTGTGCCACTTGAACCAGATATATCTGGAGATGTACTATAGGCCCAACCATAATCCCTTTCTTGATCTCCATACTGTGTATCAGTCCCCAACGCAACACTTGTTGTTGAATCCTTTGCTTGTGGATAATAACAAACCATATGTCCATAATCTGTAGACGCAATAGCAGGATGGAATTGGTTAGATCCTGTGTCTTGCAAGTCTAATGTTACAGTAGAGAACGAAGGATCAGCAGGAGTAATGTCGTAAAGAATGCCATCTTTTAGTATGTAAATATTAGTATGTGTTCCTATCGCTAAAAGCCTGTTGTCGTTAAAGTCTCTCCAAGAATGCAAAGCTCTAGCTGCCCCACCAAAACTGTCGTTGATAGTTTTTTCCCAACCACCAATCTTCTGTGCTCGACCATTGTAAAAGCGTACCTTATCGGAGTCTACCCATCTTCCTTCAGAAGAATAGACTGTATCATCTTTTACTACGCCACCTTGTATGGCTATCTTCTTTAATGCCATTATTATTTATACCCATATAATGCTTGCATACCCTGATCAAGAATGTTGTTAAGTGGAGTAGCTTGATAGCTTGGGTTTTTGCCTTTTTGGTTCATTTGATTTCCAAAATCAACGAAAGTAGATAAGTCGTTTTTGTGAAAGGGACTGTCGGCTGGCACTCCAAATGCTCTATATGGCTGTATTCCTGTAGGGTTGGAAGGTTGAAACAAAGGAGCGTTGATTGACGGACTTGGAAAGTTTCCTATTCCACCACCTGTAGAACTCATATCTAGTTCTGGAAATGTTTCTGTGGTCAAGTCTTCTACTTCATTAACATACGGAACAAGCTTATCCAAAAATGACGCTTGTGACTGTTTTGTAAGTTGTTGCGTAATCATGTTTGTTAAAGGCGATAGTAAAGAAGCTATACCTCCACCCATGCCATAATTTGGTTTCATGTACATTTCAAAAATCCTTCTCTGGCCATGTTACGTTATGAGGAAATCCCTCTTGCTGTGGGACATCCAAAAGCTTTTGTCTGTAGTCTCTAATCTTATTTTGTTTTTCCTCTGGTTGCTCATCCCAACGCATAAAATTCATCACATAAGAATCCACTTGTTCTTGTAACAAAATATCCCTCCACCTTCGCACTTCCATTGCCTTTAGATCATCCAACTCTTCTTGTGTTGGTGGAACATACGGATCTGGATTCGATTTAACTAAATCCTCATATAGTTTTTGTACATTAACATCCGAACCATAATCGTCAGGAACAACTGTAAAAGGTATCCACCCATGTTGGGGATGGTTAATCTCACAATCAATACAAGTTTCGTTGATGTACTTTGCGTTTTTAAATTCTTTAATTTCAATCATTAGGAAGTTCTAATCCAAAGTGTTGCTATATTTATTGTCCATGAGTAAGTATTACTAGGATGTGGTTGCCTTTGCCCCATACATTTCCAAGTTCCTGGCAGAGTAGATGAGGAGTTCATAGCTTGGTTGGTAACGGAAGTTCCCCAAGTAGTAATTGCCCCTGTAGGTAAAAGATTACCCCCACTAATAGTGTCTCCATAAGAATAAGTTGTCGTTGATGCAGGACTAACTGCCGCAAATACATAAGTACCATTTTTAATAGTACTTTGAGTAAAACTTAAATTATCAACATAATTTTGAGGTGTGGCACTTGCTGTTGCATACCCTGACAATGAACCTGATGTTAAGTACTGACTAAGATTTGGTGTATTAGAAAAGTTATTATAATTTAGGTAATAACTTGGTTGCTGACCATCAAGAGTAGCTGCGTCTCCACCACTTCCTGATCCTGAGTCATCTGCTGCGAACTCCAAGGCTGTTGCTCCAGAGTTTACTTTCAATACCTGTCCTGCTGTTCCAATAGAACTAGGAGTATCTGTAAGACCAAAAATAGATTGTGCAGAGTTTGTCCAAGAAGATGGTATTTTTGATATTGCTGTAGATACAGATGTATCTGTTGGAACATCTGTCATGTTAACACAATGACCACCTGTTACAGATGTATGTATGATTGCAGACTTTCCATTTGTTATCGTAACGTTGTCACCTGCACCACAAGTAAACACCAAAGAAAACCCACCACCTGTAGAGTTCTTTACTCCATATACTTTATCTTTAGTAGGGAGTGTTATTGTTCGGTCTTGTGATAATGTTCCAGAGAACTCTAGTAAGAATTTTCTAGTTTCATTCCCTGATCCAACAGCAGCGTTGTTGTAAGTAGCTATGGTTGTGTTTTGATCTGACAAAGCTATAGAATGTTTTCCTGATAAAGCGTCTTCAGTTATATCCCAATTTGTATTTGTTCTTTGTCCCCAAGTATTGGCATTTTCTCCGTCTGCCATTTTTTCTATACCAAGGTTTGTATGTGTGCTAGGCATTTATTTCTCCAATATTAATTATCTTTATGGGTAGCCACCACCACCCCCAGATCCTCCAGATCCACCAGATCCACCAGAACCACCAGAACCACCACCCTGTTGGTTGTTGCTCTGTCCAGATGTGTATTGATCTTGGCTTGAAGGATAATTCGTTCTTCTTTCTAATACTGTCCAATCACCACTAGGTGCAGATACGTTACTCCAAACCCCTCCCTTTGGTGGAATTACTGTAAAGCTCTCTGGTATGACTTGTGTGTCAATGTCTTCGTATAATTTTTCCCCAAGAGTAGAAATTGTTATGCTGTGGTCTAGAGAACCTGTTCCACTCTTCACAACAGAAGGAAGTCCACTCGTGGTAAAATTTAAATCTACTTCTGAAACACCTACCCCAATGTAAGTAGGGGTTGATGATAAGTCACCTGTAAAGCTTTGCTCTGATAAACCACCTCTAATAGCAACTATCGGTGGAGAAGACTTTGTAAAGCTAGAACTCATTTCAGAAACAAGACCTAGTATTGCTACTCCTACAGATGTTTTTATAGCAACCGATATTAAAGATGAGCTAGAGAAAACAGTCATTGCGCCTACAGAGGTTTGACCTAAGTTTGCGTCTAGTTCACCCTGTAGTAACATTACAATTCTTCCAACCATAGACTGATCTATAGTTGTAGTCATTGATCCAGAGTCTACCTTTATAACAGTCGGTGCTAAAGACTGATCAAAAAGAAAGTTCTGTGTACTGTCTCCAGAGTAGGTAGCACAAGCTAATGTGCTTTGGGTATACTCGGATGTTATCTCCGACTCTAAACTCATAGTTAAATTTGGGGTCGTAGTTTTTTCAAATACAGTAGAAGTTTCTGCTACTGCACTTCTTATAATTCTTGCTATATCAGACTTCGTGAAACTACTGCTTAGTGTCTCGGATGCGTCTAACAATAAAGAACCACCAGAGCTTTGAGTTAAGTTAAAACTTTTCTCTAATGGAGTAATAGCTATTTTTGTCAAAGCAGATGTCTTTGTAAAAGCTCCTGACATCTCCTGAACGGCAGAGAAAGTTCCTGATGGTAAAAGAGATTGTGTGAAGTCTCCTGACATCTCCTGAACACCATTAACTATCTTAAATGGGTTAGAAGTTTGTGTAAAATTAAATGACTGTTCTGATGCTAGTCCTATCACTCCAACGCCAACGCTTACTTGTGGCATTTGAGAAATCTGACTTGAACCACTAATTCTTAATGTTGCTAAAGCCGAACTTACAGTTGCTAACGCATTCATATCAGACGTAGCTAATCTAACCTCACCCCCTGCTTGCTCACTAAAAGCTGCAGTTGAAAATGGATGATTGCCTAGCATCATTTTTTATTAGTCCTTCCAAGGCAAATCAGTTTCTTTGATAGCCATATCATCAATTTGTTTTTGGATTTGTGCATTTACATGAGTTTCATAATCACCAGTAACTTTTGCTTGAATCCACCCAAGAACATCTTCTTCTTTTAAATCAGCTAAAGCTTTAAAATCTGATGCTGAAGTATTCACAGAAGTAAGAGGAGTAGCACCATTAAAAACACCTTCATTTCCATCACTATCTTTGCCTATCACCTTCCAACGAGTTTGAATAACTGCATCTTTATTTGTAGCATTATCAGTATTAGTTTCATCTTTAGTTTGTATGGATGTGACTTCCCAAGTATAAGTCATACTCATTGTGACATCTCCTTCTCTAGTCTTTCTTCAAAAACTTGTTTGCTTGCTTGTATTTGATCTAAAACAAACTTTGCATTGTTTTCTTTTTTCTCAATATCGATGAGTTGTGCAAACAAATACTTTNGTTGGTCAGTAAGAGATGATTGCTCATACTCTTTACCTTTCCATCTTATCTTTGGGGGTTGTGTATTCTCTGTCATATTTTCCTCTATTCTGGTTTAGTTGGCCAGTCTGACTCTTTTAAATTAGGCCAGTTCTCATGCGTGGGTAAATCTCGCAAAGCTTGTCTATAAGACTGCCACTTAGTTCGAGTTTCTTCTGGAACATCTGGTTGTTGTGTCCAATCAGTAGAAGCTAAGTAACTATTTCGCATCCTTCTAAACATACTTGCCATTTGCTCATCTTGAGTGCCACTAAAAATGGGTTCATTTATTAATTCTTCATTATTGTGATGTTCAACAATCCAATCTTTTTCTTCTTCAGTAAGCACTTTTGGTTCACTAGACCCTGCAATGTAAGCAGGGAAATTATCCCAATCAATATCGTCTTTTGTAATTTTGCTCATGGTTTAAGCCCTAAAAATGTAAAGTCATAGTTAAAATTTGAACTAGAATTTGATCCTGCGACCCTTATGCCTTGATTTGTCCAACCATGTGATAAAGTTTCTCCTGATATTCGTCTTGGATAAAAATAGAAAGAAGGATAATCATGNGAAACCCATACTCTCCAACTAAAAGTTTTATTAGTTCCAAGACCNAGAGAGTCAAATTCAGCGGTAACAGTNGTATCTAGTTTTCTTTTATTTGAATTAAAAGAAGTGCCACCTATAGAATTGGTAAACATTGCTATACCACTACCAGTACCAGTTGGAAGTGATCCACATTGCGCTTGAAACATAACACCAGAATTATTATTATTAGCATTACTTTGGTAAATATATTGAAAAGATGAAGTGAGAGAAACATTATATTCTGGATATGCTTCAGCAAACTCTGTTACATAAAAAACAAGGTTAGTAGGAACTACATTGCCAGAAGAACCATTGCTTACTAATGGAAAAAAATGGGTCATTACAGTACGACCAGAATAACCTACAAGGTTTCCATATAATTTTATTCTTTTATAAGTTGAATTGTTCCAAACAAAACCATTTACGCCATTAAGAAAATCCACACTATTAACATTAGTGCCTGTGTAGTTTCCTATAACTTCCCAAGCACCACCCCCTGCATCGACCCAAGTTGGACTTTGGTTTGCACCATTGGTTTGAAGCACTTGTCCTGCAGTTCCATTGCTTCCATTGAGAGAAAGGTTGCGAATGATGTTTACATCGTAGAGTGTACTCCAACTTGCAGGATCACAATAGTAACTAGTATTACCTGAATCATAAAATATAGGCGCACGAGCTGACCCTGACATTGAAGTAAAAGTTGCTTCATTTAAATAAAAAGCACCACCACTTTCTTGAATGTAAGCAGTTCTATCTAATGTTCCATTATGGAATGAAATGTAAGGACTAGCACTAGAATAAAGTCCAATTTGCCCTGCGCTATTTAAAGCACTTGTCGTTCCTACAGAAAAAGTGCTCCCAACTCTTTGATAATTTAATATAGAGGTACTTGCAGGATTTAAATAATAAGTAGTATTAGCATTAAGGTATAAATTACCTGCCTTTTGTTTTTGCAAATCCCAACCACCCCAAGCACCATTTAAAAAACCATACTGATTGGCTGTTCCATAAAGCTGAAGAGAAGCAGTGCTTCCTGCGTCTTTTAAATGTAGTCCAACATCAGCACCAGAACCACCTGAAGCTAATTCAAAATTCCTAGCATTGTTGTATCCATATCTATGTGTGTGGATTACTGCATCATAGCTACCATTATTAATTACACCATTTGAATGTATTTCTTTCCACTTTGCAGATGAAGTACCTAAATCAAGCGCACCATTATCAGCATTAAAAGGTTTGAAGAAAGTATTACCAAGAATAACTGATCTTAAAGTACTACTTACATTTGATTGAAGTGATAAGTAACTAGTACTTTCTAAAGCAAAATAATCATTAGAATCATAATGAAGATTTCCATTTACATTAGCATTATCAATTCTAAAATTTATATGATCATTTGTTCCATCAATATGTATATGATAGCCATTATCCACTCCAAGATATAAATTAGATGCAGTTGCAGTAATGTATTCATCAGATGTTGAGTTAAATGCTAGTACCCCTGTTTGTGGTAAAATTATATTCCCATCATCAAGTATAAGATCTCCACTATTATCAAGGGTCATCCTTAAATTATTGTTGGTATAAAAATTTATATCTGCATCTTTTGATTGATAAATAAGAGCATTTCCTGTTGTATTTCCTTCAAGACCAACATAAAACTTACTTGTGTTGTGGTCATTAGCAAAAGCAAGTTGAGAGCCTACACCACTACCAGAAGCATGAAAGTCTGCTAAAACACCACCACCAGAGAATGAACTTTGACCAACGGCAATAGCACTTACATTAGATATTTGATTTGAGTTAGCATTTAAGTTTCCACCTAAAACAGGAGAAGTGTCGTCTTGTACTTGCTGTATTCCTGAACCTGATAAAGCAGATACAGATGAGAACGCAAGATTTCCTGAACCATCTGTTTTTAATACAGTATCAGCCGAACCATCAGCCGTAGGAAAACTAAGTCCATCTAAGATAATCTTTCCAGATCCATTGGGAGTTATCGATATGTTTCCATTGGATGCAGAAACTATAGAGTTTCCGTTTACATCTAAATTACCCCCTAGCTGTGGGGTTGAGTCACTAGATAAATCTGTATTTACTGTATCGAAAGATAAACTACCACTTCCATCTGTTTTTAAAAATTGTCCTGACGAGCCATCAGAAGTTGGATGCGATAACCCATCAATAATAACTTTACCAGAGCCATTAGGTGTAATAGCTATGTTTCCATTTGATGCAGAAACGATGGCATTCCCATTAACGTCCAGACTGCCCCCTAGTTGAGGTGTCGTATCGCTTACCACATCTGAATTTACTGTAGCAAAAGATAAACTACCTGATCCGTCTGTTTTTAAAAGTTGATTAGAACTTCCGTCAGAGGTCGGCCAACTTAGACCATCTAATACAACCTGTCCAGAGCCATGAGGGGTTATGGCTATATTACCATTTGAGGTAGAAACGATGTGATTTCCGTTTACGTCTAAATTTCCTCCCAATTCAGGAGTAGTATCCCCAGATAGAGAAGGATCTCTGGCCCTGTCTGCTAAACTCCTTGTTCTAGTCATTCAAAATTACTCCCACGATTTCGTATTCTGACTTGAAGTTAAATTTTCTTTGTCTACCTCTGTTTTAATCCTGTTATATTCTTCTTTTGCTCTAGTCTCGCATTCTGTAACAGAGAGGTTGCTTGGTAAGGCTGCTTTCACCCATTTAATTACTTGGCTTTCAGTAACATCATCTATAGCAGTAAAAGAACCTTCTGTGTCAGGAAGATTAACTTCAAATGCAGCCCAACCTGTTAACCCACCGATTGTATGACCGACTTTGAACTCTACATTTACAATTTGATTGTCACCAGAACTACCTTTATTATCTTGCGTTGTGTTAATTATTTTCCATGTTGCCATCTTTTAACCCTTCTCTAGCTCTTCTACTCTTTTAGACAATTCTTGAACTGCTTTAATTAAGGGGACAACAAATTCTTCAAGATGTATTTCCTGAACGCCATACTTGTCTTCGCCCCAACCTTTAAAGTTTTTAATACCTAATTTATCTAATGAAGTTTTAACTTCTTGAGCAAGAAGACCTCTTTGCTCACCTTTTCTTGTAGATAAATTATAAGGAATATCATCTTCGGTTTCATTTTTTACAGATTCAGGGGTACTGTCATCCCCATCTTTAGTATATTCCTGTGGCTTTAAATGAGATAACTGTGAGTCGCTTGCGTCTAACTCTTTATAGCTTTTAAATGTATATACCTTAGTATTTAACTCATTAATAAAACTTAACCCCATGTCATTTGCAGATATGTCTTTCTTGAGTCTCTCGTCAGAACTCGCCGCCGCGAATGTTACAGTTCCACTACCATTTGTCGTTAACTGTTGACCTGAAGATCCGTCAGAACCAGGTAAGGTATAAACCCCAGATAGTGTTATAGAATTAGCACCACCATAGGCTGTTGTTAACTTATTAGATCCATTATGAGTTAATTTAACATGACCTTGTGCTATACAATCTACCATAGCTTGACCATAAGAATCTTGTATCATAAAGTCACCACCACCTCCAAATGATCCATTTGTGGCTATTCTTATGTAATTTTTACCATTATAATGGAAAATCCTCATATCGTTACCTGTTCCTACTCGGATACAATTTGACGTTGGTTGATCGCTTGATGAGTCAGGAATATCAACAGGGTTAGGCGTACCCGCACTTACAGATGCCCATTCAGTAACACCTGATCCTGTAGTTTTTAAATATTGACCTGATGACCCAACTGCAGCTGGAAGAATAAAATCAAAGTTTGTACCTGCTGCTTGAGAGGTAGAAGGACGAAGGTTGACATAGGCATTAGACTTTCCATACATTTTAATAGGTTTTGCATATTGAGAGTAAGCTGAACTTCCTGTCATAATAATAGCACCTGGAAGTTCTAGTCCTGAACCCTCACCATATCCTGCCATTGGTTGGAAGTTTCCACCTGACGATCCTGATCTGGGGTTATAGTAAGTAGCACCAACATAACCATAAAATTCAGCATTACCTGAATTGTTAATATACAACCTAGGAGTAGTGTTAGTATGATAGTAGACTTTAAAAACTTCTGAAGTATCACCTGAATGAACTGCAATACCTGTGTGTCCAGAAGTTTGTGTTGAGTATATAAGAGCTTGTCCAGAGCTTGGATTACTAGGTGCAGAAGCTACAGTTACAGTAAATACGGCACTAGAAGAACCTCCACCACCACCACCACTTGGAGTATCCCAAGAAAGAACTCCATTTCCATCGGTCTTTAAGTATTCACCACTAGACCCATCGGTGGCAGGAAGGGTAAGAACAACATTGCCAGAATAAGAACTATGGGCAGGAGATTTAAGAGATACATAATGAGCATTGGAACTCTCACAATAAAATCTAACCTCTCCTACAGAACCTGTTCCTGTCTTAATTTCTATTAAACCATCTGATACCAGAACACCACCTGATGATCCGTTTCCATCTAAGTGTACCTTTCCACTACCATTTGGTAAAATCTCAATATTACCATTAGATGTTGAAACAATATCATTTCCATTTACATCTAGATTGCCACCAAGTTGAGGTGTACTATCAGCGGCTACACTTGTAATCCCCCCTGATGGTGTACTAAAAGAAAGAACNCCACTTCCGTTTGTTTGTAGAAACTGTCCATTTGAACCATCAGAGACAGGGAAAGTAAGCACATCTATTTTTACTGTACCTGAACCATCTGGTACAATTTCTATGTTTCCGTTGTTAGAGGATTTTATTTGATGTCCATTAACATCAATATCCCCTCCTAGGTTTGTTACACTTGGATTTGAATTACCTATATATCCCATTTTATGTTTGCTCCAATACACTTAACATTATATCGATTGAACTTGATGCAGAAGATTGAGCTTTTAGTATATCACCTGTCTCAAGAACTATTTTATGATTGCCACCTGCAACCACCAAACTCCCACCTGTAGGTACAGGGGCATTCTTTACTACATTAGCTGTGGCTGATGCACTTGTATCCGTGACTGTTATTGTAACTGTAACATCGGAAGATGTTGTATTAGCACAGGTCATCCCTATGACTGTGGCAGTTACCCCAGACCCTGCTGTGTAAATAGATGTAAGACTTGTCCCCAATCCAGAGGTTATGTCGTTTTTAAAATTATTTGGCATATCCCTATCCTAAAGCTACACTCAACGCTAGTGCATCATCTACTAGCTCTGAGTCCGTGAAAACATTGAAGGCAACCATCTCAACAATATCATTCTGATTAGCAGCAGGACTAATGGTTACTGTATGTCCACCTGTTACAGTAAAGTCGCCTTGTTGTTTAGATAAACGCACACCATTAAGGTATACGTCTATTAAGCTACCTGTAAAATTAAGTGTACTACCTGCTGCGTCTGCACCTGTAAAAGCTGCTTGTGTGCTTGATGAAACTAAATAACTAAACCTTTGAGAAGTAGCATTTAAAAAGGTCTGTGAACCTACTACCAAATCACCAGACGTATTTAGGAAAACAGCTTTATCGGCAGGTAATGTTATAAACACATCTGCAGCACTACCACTTAAAGATATTCTGTTATCGCTGTTTGTTGATTGAAGAACGTTTGCATCTGTTCTTGTGAGGGTATTGCCAGAACTATTGTACGTCCCTAAACCAACTTCCCAATTATTTCCATCTGATATTGTGTAGTAGGTCGTGTCACCATTGCTTAGTACAGAAGAGAAGGTAACAAAACCATTTTGAGCACCTCCCAGAGTAATATTACCTGTACCAGAGGTGGTGGTACTTTCCTTTACACGATCTGCAACTTTAAAAGCCATAGGCCTACTTCAATTCGATAGACAGATTGCCTGTGTTGATTCTGAAGATGTCCAAGTTGCCTATAGTTTTTGAAGCATCTAACGCTCCTACAAACAAAATATTTCCAGATGTAGATGCATCGGCCACGAAAGCGTGTGTGATTGTTTGGTTGGTAACTGAACTCCCAGACGCAGGAAACTCTACATTGGCCGCGTTGGCGGCTGTTACAGTTCCAGCTGATGTAGATATTGTCCATCCACCTGATGTTCCGTTAACTTGCTGTCTAGCGTAGTTTGTAAATGTTGCTTCTGTTAACGAACCTGCTTCTGCATCAGATACGGCAGTCGCAAGACCCACATAAAGATTCGCTGCAGGTGTTGCAAAAGAACCTGAATTATTGTCGAAGATAAATTTTATTAATTTCTCCTCTAGATAGTTTGTTGCTGCATTAGCTGTAGCCATTTTTTAACCCTCACTTTTTTGGTAAAAATTGTCGATTGATAACCTCATGTTTCCTTCTTTATTTATAGCCTGTACTGAGGTTTGATACAGAGCTAAATACTTTTGAACCATAGCATCGTTTCTATTGAAACTGCCAGCCTCAACTAAACAACCATACAGAAGAACGTCATAAGCGTTGTCTGTGAGCCAATTAGTAAGATTAGCTGTACTATCGGTTACAGTAATATTTGCACCCATGCCATTTCCGTGTGTCGTGCAGTAATATTTTAAACTGCTTGGAGCATCAGACGGAACAACAAAGGTAGTCTTTGCCCCTGCCTGTCCCAGAACCCCTTCATTGGTAACACCTGTATTGTAACTCGAATCATCAGCCGTTCTAAATGCTATTTGATGCGTTGCGTTAGTACTATCGCTTTGATCGAAGATGTAAGTGTTTCCTCTGGCAAGAGACAAAGTAGGAGCGACTGAATTATTTAAGAGGAATTTATTTCCTCCGTATGAAACAACTGCAACAGTATAGGTTGTAGATGCTGTACCACCTGCCCCCAAAGCAGGTAATCTTCTTCTATAGGATATTTCTATATTAGTATTTGACGCAGGAGTAGGGGCGACATACAAAGCAGAATTGTCATAGTAAGAATAGTATTTAGGCGTTCCTGTAACTGTTCTATTTGGCCAAAACTCCATCATAAATTCATCTGACCTAAGAAGAAGTATTTTTCTTACATTTGCGTCAACAAGATGTAAGTTTTCTAAAACAACTAAATCAGCAGGTAATGTTATAAAAGCATCATTCTGCGAAAGAGAGCTAGTAGCTCTTTGCCTAAAGGCAGGTAGAACAAGATCTCTTGAAAGCTTAAGTTCGGTAATATCAATAAAGGTATCTATAGCAGCTGAGAACTCCGTTCCATCGTCTTCCATATAGTTCTTTATGTCCGTTACTAACGTATTGTAATTAGGCATTAGGATGTAACTCCTGCTGTATGTGGAAATCTATTATTAAACGCTGTATTGTTCGTTGCCACCTGATCTGCATCTGGTCTTGGATCTCGTAAGGCTTGTGGATCTACGACTTTTTCTTTCCCTAGGCGTAACTGTGGGTGATCTTCATCGTAACAAGGTGGACAAACACGAAGACCATTTCTTCTTCCGTTTTCTACCTCTTCTCTTAATTGACTATACTTATATTGTTGTCCACATCTATCGCATACAGCTAAAGCGTATTTCCCACTTGCGTAACTCATTATGTCACCTTGGGAGTAATTTTAAAATCAGATCTGTCTCTGTCTTCCTGCGCGGCTAGACTAAAATCTTCATCATATATTTGCTTTAACATTGGAACTCTGTCCATCGTGTTAGGATTTTTTAACGCAATATGATATGAAAGTCCTGATACGATTGCAGGGAGAAATCTAGTTGGTGCATCATATTGAGTAATAGATCCTGATGTTGAGTCTTCTATCATGCTTACATAGTAGTAGACCAAAGTATAAGTATCATTGTCTGGGACTGGCCAAGGATAAAGTCTTGGGCCATCTCTAAGTCTTTCTATGTAAAGTTTATTAGGTCTTCCTGTGCTGTTTTTATTTGTAAGGGATGCCCACTCACCTAATGACATTCTGGTTATAGCAAGATCTGATTGACCTGTTCCAGAGCCTGTCCTAACGGAATGATCTAATATAGCCAAGACATAGCTTGGTAGAGTATAAGATCCACCACCTTGATTGAGAGAAAGCGTACCTTCTCTTATTGTCCAAAGATTAATACCTTTATTGGCAAACTCTTGACCAAGAAGATTAAGACTCCTTCTGGCAGTTCTGTAGTCTGCACCAGAATAGGCTCTTCCTAGTCCTGCTCGCTCATGTGCTTCTTCGACAATCTCATCGATGTCGAGATTGAAGCTGTAACTTCCACTTGTTGCCATATTTGTTCCCTAAATAAAAAATCTTCTTTTTTTTCTTTATGCCTAAGAACGATGTTATCTCGTTTTCCTTCAGGCATCTTGTGTTTTCTGTGACCTAGTGTAGGTCTTCTAACCCTACGCCAACACAACTAGTACTTCTCCCAAAGTGGTGGAAAATAAAAAGTCCACAAATAAGCCGAAAGCACTATGACTATAAATATTAAATCCTTCTCACTAATTTGTTGCCTCCTTTAGGTACATGGTGAAGTAAACAAGTCCACCCACCAATAACGCTATTACGACAACACCTACAAAAAGAGACAAATAATATTCTCTTTGGTTTTTCCTTCTTAAGGCTTCTGCCCTACCTTCACGATCCTCTTTCATCACCTGTTCTCGGATCTTCTGAAGTTCATTCCATCCCTTCATTCCTCTTGTTTCGAGGATAACTCTTTTTAATTGCTCTTCCATATCACGAGCTTGTACTGTAGCCATGTAGGTTTCTAAAGCTCTTGAGGATGCACCTCCCTTGCCCTTTGAAGCCTGTGTATGTTTCGTATTTACTTGATCAACAGCATCCCATATTCTACCTAAGTCTTTCCCAAGACTTTGTAGATCCTTACCCATAGCGATACCTGCCTTGACTGCACCTAGTGCTGCCATACCCATCGTAATTGGATCTATAGCGATTCCCCCTAAATAAAAATTACTTAAACCATCCTATCAATAAATTAAGCAAAACTCCAAAAGCACCACCAATCCCTAGAAGGACAATAAAAGCTCCCCTCCAACGATTGGCAGTTGCTCTAAGCTGTGATATATCAGCCTTCATTTCATTCATATCAGAATGCATATGTGCCACTCGTTCTTCTAAACGAGCTAGAGCCACAGCGATACTTTCCTGTCTGTTTAAACCACCACGCTCTGCCACAATAACTACCTTTCCTGAATCGACTATATTAGCCATGAAATAAAGTTACAGATGATACTGATGTTACATCTACATACACATTGGTAGCAAACTTAAGACCACCTTCTGGTACTGTAATTGATCCACTAGCTTCACCTGCTGCTGTTTGTGGAACAGTAAGAGAAAGCAAGATTGTTCCACTCGCTCCACCATCTCTAAGGACGATTGCTCCTGCTCCTGTTCCATAGATATAGTAGATTTTCTTAACCCTAGTCGGTTGATCTACAGCGACTCCATCGGCCGTGACTGTTGTTGCCGTTATAAGTCCCATGTTACACCTATGATAAGTTGTTGTTTTGGATATACATTACAGTTACAGTAGCTGCCCCTGTTGTACCATCGCCACCTGCCATTGCAGTATCGGCCAATATTTGAAGATCACTTGTTCCAACATCGGTGGCTTCTGTGTCCAGAGTTCCGTGTGTAGTACCAAGTGCTTTTACGTTTAGTGCATCAACAAATGCGTTTGGATCAGCTGATGTTCCTACGCTTACAGTAGCTGCACCACTATCGTTTGATACAGTTGATACGTTAACAATTACGTCAATGATTTGTGAGTTTGCAGGGATGGTTGCACATACCTGATCTGTCACAGCTGCACCGATTATATCGATGACTTTTGATTGTGCCATCACGACTGATCCGATATTTGAACCAGATCCTGCCTTGATTGGGCCTGAAAATGTAGTAGTTCCCATAATTAAAATTCCTTCTTGTCTAATGGGTTAGTCAGTTAAAAACTGTCAAGAAAACCAAGGGAGGTGGCAATCAAGCCACGCTCCCTATCACGAGTTTTAAGCTCCGGGAGATCCGAAAATCCCTAGAGGATCAGAGTACCCAAATGAATACCTCTCTCTACCCTTGTACTTAACATTACCTGTCTCAAAGTCGCCTTCCATAGAAGTCTTCATTGCGACACGAACAAAGTGCTTTAAGCCATTTGCTACGTCTGTAGTTAAGAACCAAGCGTCTGGATCGGTTAAGAAATGGTGTACCATATATCCACCTGGAATTGCAGATGTAGACGCAAGAGCGTTAACATCATTGTCGGCAGTTCCTGCCCTCATTGTAGACTTGAGGATTCTCTCTGCTTCAAATTGCAAGTCAGATGGGATGATTAACTTTTGAGGTCTGGCCGCAATTTTCAGCCCTCTCTCATCAGTCCATTTCCCTATTTGGATAACAGCAGCCTCTAGAGAAGTCTCATTCAAATCAGCAGGTGTGCTTGGTTCGTTAGAGTTCGTTCCACCATTCACCAATGGATGTGCTGTGGAAAGAAGGTTAACGCCATCACCACCAACTTGACCTGTAAAGCCTTCGTTAAGTACTGCAGCTCCTTTAATCTCTTTAGTGTGCTGAAAAGCACGAGCTAAAGCTTTAGTATATCTAGCAGACAAACTTGCATAAAGGTTATCTTCGATTGCTTCTTCAGTTAACGAGAAACCCATAGCGATAGTATTGTGTACGTATCTGCTTGTATAGGCNTCTTGTGCATCGTCATAAGTAATCGCAGCGCCTTCATCCTTAGTACCTGCTAAACCGAAGCCAGATAATTTGACTTCTTCTTCAAACGATCTATCAGAGTTTTCAGTCTCAAAGACTTGTCTCCACTCTTCTGGATGCTGTTTGTATTCTAAACCGAACAAACTATTCAAACCTGGGAGTAGTTCCTTCAGTAATTGGGATCTTGATATAGCCATTTACTGTACCCCCTAAGTTATCGCAGCAGCCATTAAGGCGTGCTCGGATTGGTTCATCATCACAATGATGTCAGTATAGGCATCTCCAACTGAAGAGCCTGGTCTGTCAACAAAGTCTACAATACGCCAACATTTGCCTGTAATGGCAGCTGTTGATGCACCTGCTTGTATTCCACTATTCCCTGTAGTGGTGTTTCCAGAAGCCGTCTGAGCCATGTCAATGGTTTGCCCTAGTAATGTTTGGGCGATTGCACCATCGGCCTGTACTTCGTACAGCGTCATTGGGTTTATAGACACAACAGCCTTAATATCATCAGCGACAATGCCACCTGGATAATATTGTCTGTGTGTTGGTTGGCCTGTATTTGGGTCTGTATAACTACAGCCTAAAAACACACCAATCGGATTAACCTCGCCAGCTGCTGATTCACGAACTAAATGACCATCATCGGTTGAGTTCGTTACGTCAGCGTATCCTACAACGTCACCATTGAAGATTGCAGTCGCATAGCCTGACTTAATAGAAATTTCCATAGTCGAGCCAGCAAACGGCATTCCCCCAAGTAACCCAATAGGCTTTAAGCCACGAGGAGCACTAGTCGTAGACATAGATCTACCTCCTATTTAGGTTTAAGGTTTAAATTACCCTCTACCGAAAGTTACCCTACTAGAATTAGCAGGTTTATCCATCGGCATACGAGGATTACTTTCCTTCATAAGATTGTTATCAACAGATGCTTGATGATCTTGCGATTGTTTCAAGTAATGATTGTTGCGTTGATTAACCATCCTTTCAGGCATTTTACAGAGAAGTAATCCACCCACCTCTAGTTTGCCCTCGAACCTTGGATTAGGATCGATAACAAGGTGTGCGAGTTCTGGTACTTCTTCTATGTCAACAGGTTGCCAACCTTCACGAATTTTTTTAGAATAATTCGTTGGGTCTGCTTCCCCCATAGATGATACCCTAACCCACTTAAATTTGATCCCATCTTTTGGATGTGGATCTGGCAAGAGATTAGCTGGTGTCCAATCTTGGTTGCGTTCCTCCTGTTCTCTCTTCTCTACAGATCTAGGAGTACGATTTTTGTTTTGCTGTGCTTGAGTCATGTAAACCTCAATTATTTAAAGCGACAAACTCTTTGGCGTAATCTTCTAGAGATACACCCAAGCGATTGGCGACTGCCACTTGTGATGGCGTTAGACGGACTTTGCGTGACTTGTTAGCTACCTGATTACCCGCTGGGGTAACCATTGGCTGTTGGGTCACAGGTTTCTGTGTTTCCTTCGGCTTATCCGTTTCTTCCTCGGAAAACTTGTGTGGGAGTTCTCTTCGCAAACGAGAATCCAATGTGTCATAATACTCATCGGAATCTACTTGCACTCCCCCTCGGACTATATCGTCATGGATGGTATAAGCGACATTAGTCATTACCATATCACGATTAAACCAAGGATTTCGTGATGCCCACTCAACAGCTTTTGTGTTAGGTGGTGCTTTCAACTCTGGTTGTTGTTGTTTACCGATGTTTTCAGCTACCCTTTTCATCTGTCCCACTTGAGACTTCTGTGCCGTAGCTTCCATCATCTGTTGTTGTGCTAGAGCTATCTTCTCTGCGTCCCCTTCTTCGTAGGCTCTTTTGAAGGCCTCCTTGGCAGATTCGACTTGGCTCTTAATTCTATTTTCAAACTCGGTGCTGCCGAACTCTCCAAACTTGCTTGCTTGCTCTCTAAGTTCTTTATTTTCGTTGAGAACCTTTTGAGCGACTGAATAATATTCATCTCTCTGTCTTTCAGCCTCTCGTTGTCTTTTCGTAAGGTCATCAATTCGCTTTTGGAATTTGGTCTTACCCTGCTTGCTAGGACTCGGTTCAGCTTCTTTTTCTTCAGTCTCTGCTTTAGTTTCGACAGATTCGTCAGTCTTGGTATCTTCCTGTGTCTCGACAGGGGTGCTTTCAGCAGCATTATCTGCTTCTTCAAGCTTAACATCTACCTCAACTTCTTCCTCTTTTAGTTGATCTTCGCTAATTACAGCTTCTTCTGTTTGTTTTTCTACACTCATGCGTTGGCCCTCGAAATTTTAGTTGGATCTTTAATAACAGCGAGGACTGAATCATCGTTGATAATTCTCATTTCCACGCCATCGTACTCAAAGCGATGACCGACATATTTAGATAAGACTACCCAATCTCCGACTTTACACCATGCTTTACCACGAAAGCGATGATCTTCGTTTGGATAACAGTTATTTCCAAGCGTAACAACTTTTGCCACGATTGAAGCGATATCTTCCTTATCTTTGATATCGGATGGAAGTATAATACCTCCTTTGGTTTGTTCCTCTACTTTAGGAACGACAACAAGAATGTGATATCCTGTTGGTGTTGGTGCGTCATCTGGAATGACGACATTTGCAGTAGAATATACTGATGACATTTAAGTCTCCTATTTTTTTTGGAGACGCTCCCTTTTGCGACTAAAGTTCTGATTCTTCAGTCGATCTCATAAGCGTTAATAGTTCACGCTCGGCAATCGCTAGTCCCTCTATCTGACCAACTAGTCGATTGTATTCTTCAAAACTCTTTGCTCCACCTAGTGCAACAGTATCGGTTAAATCGTTCATTAACCTTCTAAGAGTTTTTTGTAACTCTTCTTCCATTAAGTATCTATCTCACCTTCTGTTTNTGTNCCTGGTATTACCTGACAAAAAGGTTTTGCTTGGAATACTTGAGGATATGTAACAGCTTTGTTTGCTTTTGCAATAGAATCCTCAAAACATTTTTCCTTACTTGTATGTAATTCATTACCTGTAATCACCATACAAGACGATGCATTCATACTAGAACACAGAATCATTATTGACATCCACATTTTTAGCTCCGATTCAGTTTATCCGTCTTAATAAGGTCAACTTGCATTTTGGCTTCTGCTAAGTCCTTTTGCTGTTGTAACCTTTCACGCTCTAAATCGTTCCTCATCTTAGTCTTTTCTATATCTGTTTTAGCATCAAGTAAAGCTTCTTGTTGATCTTGTTTAATTTTTTCTCTTTCAATCTGAAGCTCTGCTTGCTGTTGCTGTATAACAGGATCTTGAGCAGCTTGCATTTGTCTCTCAAGAACGGCTTGTTGTTGTGCCTTTCCTGTGATTTGAGCTGCTGCTTGAGCTGCCTGTCTAGATATTTGTGCTTCCATTTGCTCTGGAAGACCTTTCTTTTCTTTATCTTCTAGAGGTGGAAGTTGAACTCCCATCATCTTCTCGGCTTCATTTCTATATTTATGAGCCATATGCTCACTAATATGAGCACTAATAGATTGACCTACTTGCTGTGCCATAGGATGTTTTTGCATATCTGGTGACTGCATTAAGCTCATATGGGCAGCTAAATGTGCATCGTGATCTTGGTAAGCAAAAGNCTTNACTGGGCCACCACCAATCATTCTAGCATTCTCTGTTACAGGATCATACGGAGGTATCTCACTTTGATCTGGTAAGATTTTATCAATATTATCCAAACCTGCTGTTTCTAAGAATCTTCTATGCAGTTCCTTTAAGTCATAAAGCTGTGGAGCTTGTGCTGCCACTTGTAGGGCAGCTTGCTGTTGCATCATNCTNTGAGCAAAACTAGTCGCATTGGGATCACTTACAGGTATAATATCTACTCTATCGTCAAAGTCTTGTTGTATATTTCCATTCTCCTCGTAAGGATATTGAGAAATAGAGNTNCTAATAATCTTAGAAAGTAANCCAAGCTCCCTCTTCATNCTTGCGTGTAATCTAGCATGGATGGCCGACATTACCTTCATAGACCTTTCAATTAGTGCTAGTGTTGTTCCAACAGGAGCTTCTTGGTTGCCATCACCTACCTGTAGGTCTGCTATCGAGGCGAATCTTCTTCCCTCTTCTACCAAAACACCTAGTAATTGTGCTAACGTTCCTGATGGCTCTTTGAATGGNAAGGGCATNAGATTNTCCCTTATNGCACCACTTGGAAGATCAATGTCTCTAAATTCACCTGGTGATATTGGTGTATCGTCACCTTTGATCCTAAGTCCACGAGCTTTAAAACCTGCTGGTAAGTTGGATAAAGTCCCTGCGTCTATAAGTTGACGCAAGATCGATGTTGATGACTTGGCTATGTTTCCTATAAGGTGGATTAATCCAAATCCGTAAAATCCCAAGCCTGGCTGAAACTTGTAGTGTACAAAGTGTTGTATTGGTTGCTTTAGTGGATCACTCTCGGAATAATTCTGGCGTATCGAAAGGATGGTATCACTTGCTTCGTCAATGGTGACGATGTATGGGACGGCAATTCCTGTTCCTTCTCCGTCTTCGTTTTGGTCTTCATATCCTTCGATGTCGAGTTCGCAATGGACTTCGAGGATGGTTCGGAGGTCGTTTTCACTAACTTCGGTAACACCTGTAAGTTCGTTGTATTTGGTTTTGACATCTGATGTCCCTTCTATAGCCTCGGTTAAATCTACATCACGATAAAAACCTGATACTTGCAACTTCTTTACAAAGTTATCAGACTTCTGCATAACATGGGTATGCCTTGATGATGTTGTTAGATCCGTTGTATTATATGCAACAACGAGATCCTCGGCAGGTACGAATACTGAAGTTGGTCTTTGATGATGGGGATCAAAGTAAACCTTTCTAAATGCTGACCCTGCTAGTGCCAGATTAAATAGTAGTTGCTCTGTTTCAGAACGATATTCGGTCATTTCATGCGTTAAGAGGTAGTTCATGTAGTTCTGAACTCTCTTAGCTTGCTCTGTCATCTCATCAGTCTGTCTTCCTACTGATTTAGTTTTGACTGGGCCTGACGCAGGAAATATTTCCATCATAGATTGTGAAACAAATCTTATTGTAGCTTCACTAAGTATCGGATGGGTAACACCACAAGCTCCCTCAAAAGGTGTCGTTCTGTCTTCAGATTTAATTCCTAGAAGATCTAAACCATCGGTATATGTGGTGACCCAATCCTCTCTAGATGCTTTGTCTTCCTCGTACTGTGCTATCAAATCTGATGCAATACCTTGAAGCACCTCCTCATCTAGAATCTCTGCTATGTTCTCGCCAAACTTTGCCCCAGACATTCCTTCAGTAGATTCTGGATCAAAGTCAACTTCCACACCTCCATCGTCCATCTCAATAACAATAGCNTCTTCAGATACATTCAACATATCCTCTTCCGTAGGCTCTACGTCTGCACCATTAAGAAGTGGTTTAGAAGAAGTCTCTTCCTGTATTTGTTGATCGATAGACTTTTCAACTGCCATTACGAGCTTACCTTATGCTAAATTTAGTACCTCTAGTGGCTTTTCCACCACCTCGGCAAGCTTGGCCACCATGTTTCATTCCGTAGGCTTTAGGTTTTCCACCTGATTTCATACCTCTGACTTTTCTTTCTTTGCTTTCAGAGTCAAATCCAGAAAACTTTTTTCTTGGATTGCTATCCACTCCACCTGTAATCTTAGCAACTGAAGTAGGTGACTTTACATTTAATCTCCTTGTAAGCTTTACATCCTTATCTTTTATCTTCTCTTGCGAAGCTTTAAAAGTAGGAGGATTCATCTTTGCTTTGTTTTTAGCCGTAGTTTGAGGATCGGTCTTTTTCTTTTTAGGTGTTGTAGACAACCCTCTTTCCTTGTCTGCACCAGACATAGGTTTTGACGTTTTCTTGTCACTCAAGGTCATTCTTGCACCACCACCAAGATCTCTCTTAGTGTTTATCATTTCATCGGCTTTTCTTGTAGACTTAAAGTAAGGGGAATCTGGTGCTGCGCTTGAGGCTTTTACTAAATCACCAGAAATTTTAGCTTCCCCTGTTCTATCAGCCTTTTTCATACCCTTTTTGACAGAACCAGACTCAATAAGGTTCATAGTTCTTTTGTATTCTTCAGAGCCAGGCCCACCATCCTTCATCTTCTTGACTTTTCCACCATACATATAACCTTTAGGCTTGCCACCCTTTTTCATAAACCCCATTTTGTTTCTTACTTCAGTAGGTAAGGACGCTAGTCCCTTGTTGGTTGGCTCTCTAAGACCACCACCATCTTTATAACCCATCATCTTTCTAAAATTATGTTTGCCAGGCATTTGTTTCTCCTAATAATAAGATTTATTTTGTTTCCACCAAGGGGTTGGTTCGTCTTCGTAATCCGATGGTAATGATATAAACCCACCTTGTCTAAAACGCATCAAGGCAAGTGTAGTACAGTCCACTAAGTCATCGTGACTGCCATTGGGAAAACTAGCACATTGTTCTATTACTTGTTCAGCCCAACGAGTCGGAGGATGCCATACCAGACCACTCGCAAAAATGTCAGAAACGGCATTAACACGAGAGAGTTTATCCTGACCACGAGACGGAGTATAGTCTGTGACAGGTATTCCAGAAGCTCGTAGCTCCTGTATAAGGGGAAGTCCCGCTGCTTTTGCTTCCACCAAGAAAGCATCAGGTTCATACTGATGATATAATTCATGGGTACGTTGTTTAAGCTCTGGGAACTCAAGTTTTTCATTAACCGAATCAAGAAGGATAATATTTGGTACATTGTCTCCTACCTCATTTGGATGTTCAAATACTCCCCAAGTCGTAATAGCCGAATAGTCAGATCTGGCTGACTTAGTGTGTGCCGTGTCGATTGACTGTATAATGAAGGTGCATTGTGGTGGACTTACGTTATTCCACTCTTGCCAATACTCCCTCTTAATTAGAGCACCTTCCTCGGCTGTAGGTGTTTGTTGATACTGACTAAGCCACTTACCCAATGGAAGTTCGGCCTTTAGAGCATCTAGTTCTTTCTTTGGCCAAAACTCTGGCCAGAGAGGTTCACCATTTTCGTAAACGGCAGGTAGTTCTATAACTTCCCACTTGTCCGAACCCTCTCTTTGACTTGTGGTTTCTAGTATTTTAGCTGTTAGATCAAGCTGTGACCACCTCGTCATTACAATAACGATAGCTCCACCTGGTTGTAATCTCTGTCGAGGGCCAGATGAATACCACTCGTAAACACTATCAAAGTATTCCATCGTGGGATTAATACCTGCTGATTCAGTATGTGGATCGTCAATCACAAGCAAGTCTGCACCACGACCTGTCATTGCACCACCTACACCAATAGCAAAATATTCACCACCACCTGATACATCCCATCGTCCTGCTGCCTTGCTGTCGGCTCTTAGCGAGACTTCTGGAAATATATCTCTGTAAGTGTCTGTATCTATTAGGTTTCTTACTTTACGTCCAAATCTTTGAGAAAACTCTGTCGTGTGTGTTGCAGATATAATCTTTCGACTTGGGTCTTGTCCTAGTAACCAAGCAGGTAATAACCAACTTGTAAGTTCTGATTTGCCGTGTCTAGGAGCAATGTTGATGATAAGTCTTTTTAACTTACCCCTAGATACAGCTTCAAACTTTTCTGCCATTATCCTGTGATGTGGGCCTTCCATGAAGATCGGCCAACAATGTCGGACAAAAGGTAAAAACTCTTTCTTGGCTTTTTCTTTATTATTGAGCGTATTGTACTTAATAAGAGCAGCACCAATAGCCTGTCTGTGCTCTTCTGGTAACTGATCTAGGTTCTTTAGTAGTTGCTCAACTTGTGTCAAATCCAGATGGTTTTCTTAAATGTCTCTGCCCAAGGACTGTAATAGGCCATTTGTGCTCTGTCAAAGGGTGAAAACTCAAGCAACTTGTCTCTAGCTGTCTTGTATTCTTCCCTAACTTCGTCAAATTTTGCCTGTTTTCTAGCAGATTGCTCTTTTAAAGCATCTTTAAGCTGAGAAATATATGTACCTATTGTTTCGTCTAGGTCTTTATCACTCATGGCTTGGTAATTGTTTTTAGTCATTTCTTCCTCCAAAACGTTAAAAAAGCCACAAAACTGATTGATTCTCTTTGGTGTAATACACACTCCTCTATTATCACTTATACCAAAGTTTTGTGGTTACGTCCTTATATAATTTCACTTTTTTTCATTTTCAAGGCGATTTATTAGGTTTTTAAGGTAAAATTCTGCCTTTTTAAGGTCATTTAGGGGGTCTTCCTTGTGTGGCCACCTCCAAATGTACTTAAAAATGATGCCCCAATGGTAATTTGAAAACGAATCAACATTTGGTGCATCCTCCATCATAGACTCCATAGCTTCAAGACACTCTATACTACCACTAGTGTAGTGTTTCGGATGATTTACTATGTCTTCTGGCAGTTCAAACGCATCCTCTTGTTTCATTTTACTAATGCCCTCCATGAAATAGGAAATTTTTTAGCCATAATTTCATCAATAAGCTTTGCGACCTTCCTAGTGTAGTGTTGTGTATGACTATCAAGGCGTAAATTACACATTTTTGCAAATGCACCAAGTGATCCAGACCAATACCATGAAGTCATAGCAGATTGTGGTAGCACCATTCGTGCATCTTCCCTTGATACACCTGTTCTTAGTAGTGCTGTGTAACAATTAAAGGCAGTATACATAGCATTTTCATATATTTCAGTACACATATACTGTAAATTTGCTTTTAGTCGTTTTGCAGATCCTTGCTTATTTGCCGTTGCTTGTTCATACCAAGTTCCTGTACGAAAAACTGATAGGTCTTTTTCGGTGTACCTTCTGCTAACTTCGTTCCAAACCAAGTATTCATGTTTAACAAGTTGTCTAGCTACAAATATAGGGGCATCGACCTTGAAAGATGCAAAACAATGGTTAAATGGGGATGTATGTTTATGTTCTGCCAAATAATTAATGAGCTTTCTGTCTTTATCAGTAACCTCTTCAGTAACCCTACTGTCGTTTGCGTAAGAAACCCTAGCAGAATTGACTACAGTTTTGTCCGTACCCATAGTGTTGACTAGCTCTACTTGAGATACCTGACAGTTTTTTGCTAACCATTCTCTAGATTCAGTCATCTGTAAGCCTTTTTTCGTACCATTCTATTTCTTCTTTCGTGTAATCGGAGTATCCTTCGTCATCACCAGAATACGCCATCCTCCTTCTTTTCATCTCTTTTTCTCCCAAGTCTTCTCGCAATGTGCTCTTCCATGATTTTTGTTTTTCTTGTTTGTTCTCGCTTTTCCTCTTCAGTAGTGCCAGGCCTGTGGTCATAGCAATACCAATCCTTACCTGCGTTTGGTGAAAAACAAGCACCAGCTTTCGAGCCACAGTACGCACAAAATTTATCAAAAAGTGGATTACTGTAAATCGCATCCTTACCCCATCCTTTGGGATGAGTATCTGTAGGCTCTTCCTTCACCTTCTTCGAGGAATTTGTTGATTGCCTCTCTAACAATTTGCGCCGCAGAGACATGAGATCCTCCCTTTCTTGTTCTATCAACTGCCATTTTATACAACACCTCAAAATCATCTTCGTAGATTAAAATGTTGTAAGATCTTTTCTTTCTTAAATCTGTACTAGTTCTGGGCATCTTTGCATACCTTTTCATGTTTATTATTTTCCCAACAATCACCATGTGGCAAGTGCATCTTCCAAAACATATCCCATGTACCCATTGATGCAAAAAGAACCATCGCAGGGAACACGAGCATAAAGAATATTATGGTTAAGAACGCAAGACCAAAGCCTTTATTGTGATATGGTTCATCACTCATCATTTGATTTAACTCCCATAGAAATTGTTGCCCATGATCTTCTTTTGTATTTTGGTTTGACAAACAGGTTGTCTGGAATGAAAGGAAGAGTAATTCCATTTTTTTGTTTGCCGTTGTTTTTGTAATTCATTGCACAAAGTGGGGAGCAAAATTCTTTTCTTTCGTGAACATAATTCATTTCTCCACCACATCTTTTACATTTTCTCGTGCCTTTGAAACAATTAACTCTCAATCTGCTACTCCCATCCTTTCTTTGTATTCATCGTACAGGGCAGAATTTCCTGTCCCACCTGTACCATCAACTCCCCAATTACAGGATGCTAGTAAGATAAGAAGAAACAAGCAGTAATACGAGAAGTATTTGCAGAAACCCAAGAACATAGAATAGGTTTCCTCTGCTTGTTTTTGGCATTGTCTTTTTATAGTCATTCTTAGCCATCCTTGTACCTAGTGTTTAGTTTCTTTTTTTTCTTTTTGCTCACGAGGGAGTTCTTCTGCTTTGGCCACACTTGGTAGGTTGCTATTGTACATATCTTGCAAATCATCAACAATCTTTCTCATGTCGTGTAAGATATCACCTAGACAATCTGCCTTGCTTAACCAATCCATTTTATGAAGCTTTTGTGTTAGCTTAACTTTAGCTTCACCATTAAATGAATCCCATATAAGTGTTCCAACTTCGTGAGTATAGTGATCTTTAATACTTTTAGCCATCTTTGTTCTCCTTTGGATGATAGACTTCTACGTAACTTTTACAATTTGGGCAGGTAAGATTAGAAACAATTATATAGTCATTGTCATCATCATCTATATCGTGATCTCCTCCCCAAATCAATTCTTCTGCACAGTTATAACACTTCATAACCTACCCTGTACTGTGTAAGCCATAAAGTTATAGCTTTGCCAAACTTTTGTTTTAAAACCTAGTCCATTTAGTTCTTGTTCTAATAGACTTTCGTTTTTACAAAACATACTGTTTGATAATTCTATATCTTTATCTAATATTTCTTTATCTGTGAAGTGTTTTCTTTTTTCCTGTATATGCTGACGATGTACAAGCATCTGCAATATAGGATCATTAAGGTACACCTTTTCTGCTATAAGAAGTATTGCACCTTTGTCTATTACCTCTTGTATTAGTGGTAATATTCTTTGTCTCTTTGTTCTACCTAAAAATTGCAGAGTGAACATTGAGATAAGAACGGAAGTATGACCTATCTTAGAACTAATACTCATAAGATGATCATAAACATCTCCTTTGTGGAATTGAAAACCTTTTTTTCTATTTTTAAAATCCACAACGTCTATTCCGTGATAATGGGTATCTTTGTTCTTGTTAAGTTGATGCAAGAACGATCCTGTAGAGCAACCCAAGTCCACTACATGAGAGTAAGGTTGTGCGTAGTGTTCTGCAATCGACTTAAATATCGCAAACAAAGAGGAATAGTTTGGTATTGATTGGTTTATGTGGCTGTCAAAGTCTTCTATCTTACTAAAATCAAACATGGTCTTTATCTACCTCCATGATCCTTGTACCTAAAAATTCCATAACGTTTATGGACATACCTCTACCAACTGCTTCGTATCTTTTGGAAACAGGACATTCTTCCTTCGGTTTTCCTCTATAAGGTACTTGTGTATAGTTATCTGGTAAACCCTGAAGCCTTTCACACTCCAAAGGCGTTAATCGTCTTACGATTGATTGTCTTGGTGCTTTTACACCTTCGTCTACTATACAAGGGGTAATATTACCTCCTGTCATAGAATTAAGTGTTGGTGATGTGAAGTCGTTTCTAACTCTTGGCACACCATCTGGTGACTTAGGTTCAAAGACAATACTCACGCATGGTTGTCTATTACCTCCTGTCATGGCATTTAACGTTGGGGATACCTCTTCTTTCTTTACTCTAGGTGCTCCATCATCTGGTGATCTTGGTTCAAACACTACACAAGTCTCCTGTGATTTGTAGTCCCTAGCCGTAAGAGTAGATGCTACATCCTCTTTTCTAACCCTTGGTGCTCCGTCATCGGCTGATCTGGCCTCAAATGTACCTTGGTATATACTTGGTACTTCTGTTGCCGTAAGTGTGTAGGTTGCACCATCCTTCTTGAAACCATCTCCGTTTACACGAGAAAAGTTACCATGAATAATGGTCAAGTCATCAGAAACAAGATCCGTAGCAGACTTGTAGTCCCTCGCTGCTATTGTTCCTGCCTTGTCGTCTTGAATGTGTTGATCGCTTCTTGTAAGGCGAAACGTAGTTTTTCTGGTAAGACCTTGTTTTTTCGGTCTGCTCGGTGGAGGATTCCAACGCAAGACCTCTCTGTCAAATAATACCTTGGATGGACATCTCCAATCTCTAGAATGTCCGACAACGAAGACACGCCTTCGCATTTGGGGGATTGCCCTTGGAAATCGTTGTGTTCGTATATATTGAGTGTCAAGAACCCTGTAGGCGAACCCATACCCGCATTCTGCCAACCCTGTGAGGAAGGAAGCAAAATCTCTTCCGTTGTTCGATGACAGGACACCGGGGACATTTTCCCAAACAACCCATCTGGGATTAAGCCTTTTAACCATCCGTATAAACTCAAGTGCGAGGTTTCCTCTTTCTGAGGAAATTCCTTCCCTAAGTCCTGCGATTGAGAAGGTTGCACATGGTGTTCCTCCAACAAGGACATCTGGACTTCCTCCGATGTCGTCTTTTTCGATTTTCGTAAAATCGCCATAATTCTTCACCTCTGGATAATGATACTCTAAAACTGCCGATCTAAATGGGTCTATTTCAGTAAACCCCATCGGTTCAAAACCAAGTGGATGCCAGGCCACACTAGCACACTCAATTCCACTACATACTGAAAAGTATTTCAAGTTCGTTCCTCCTCAAATTTACCCCAAGGGGTAAGCTCCTGTTGTTCTACAAAGATACAGGGAAACCTAAATTGTTTCCTGTGTCTAGGTTCTATGGAGTGAAGAACGCTTGCTTTTATAACGCCTTTAAGCTTACAGACAGCTTTGTCTGGATGATTCGTCACAACAAAGAATACGTAATAATCGATGTTCTCGTTGATTTTGTCAATCCATAAAACTCCGTTCTCGTGTATAGTAGCTTTTACGTCAAATCTTAATCCTTTGTAAATCGTGTCACCCATGTCTCGTCCTGAGTCCTTGGTATTGATTTTGGGGGATAAAACTTGTGAAGGGTAAACGTCCGTAAATTTCGCAAATGACAGTTCAGCAAGTAAGCCAACACGATCATGGGTATACTTGTCTGGTTCTTTCCCCATTTTTCGCCATTCTGCTTTTCTTTCTCTTGCACGATCAAAACGTCCTTTGCATAAAAACTCTACAAGATCCTGTTCACCATCATCTAATATTATCTCTAGTGTATTTTTTTCATCTGTTGACATCGTAACGCAGCTTCTGCCCCACAACAAAATACATGATAGGGGATTTCGTGCTCTTCCAAGTCATCTGTTCCCATATCTGTGACCATACTAGAAAACCACTTAATAAAGTTATCGTGGTTTATATGTAATGTATCATTGCCGTCTATGTAGATTGTTGGTTTGTTTGCTCTAGGTTTTTTTATCATTGTTCTTGCCTGTTAAAAAAAGAGGGGGGTTTGAAGTCAGGAGGAACGCCCCCCTCTTTATAGCGTCCCCATTTATGGGTAGGTTAAGAATACTCAAAACGAATCAGAAGTAAAGTAGTTATGAAAAATTGGCCTATAAATTTTTTTCACTAGGGACGTTATGAAAAGTTTGGAATTGTTAGTCTGGATTACTATGTATAGCAAAACACGAGCGAAACTTCTCATAGGGGGGTATGACCCTCCGAGCCTATAGCCGATTGGTAAAATAAGTCCCCCCAAGTTTTAAGATAAATAAGAATGCTCAAGCTTTTTTCTTGTCCCTCAAGTTAGGGGACAGTTTATTCTTACTATTCAGCAAGCTAACAACAGTACCATCGTTTAATGCCGTAGCAATAGCATCCTCTAATTCCTTTTCACTATTAGATAACTCGACTTTGCTTGTTAATTCCTGTTTTTCTGGGGCGAAGAAATTAGGAATAGTACGACCCAAAAGGTTTAATGCTTGAACTCTAGCTGAATCAGAGTTCGCAGTTTGGGATTCAAGTAAAAGTGAATCCATTACCTTTTGTCTAAGGCTAACGTCTTTCAACCTATTTTTCTCTTCATTCTCTTTGTTTTTATCTTCTAACCTTTGGGAGATCTTAGGGAGATTGATTAGCTTGCTAGCCTCGACATGAATTGAACTAGCTGACATATTGGAACAGTCATAAGCTAGTCTATAGCTTGCCGATGCATTCCCCTTAGCATTTGAATCATATAAGTATGCTTGAACAAAAGCATTTTGCTTTGCAGTTAAACCAAATTTATCTCTACTCATGTTTTTTGTTCCTTATTTAGTATTTATTACAATATATCACTTAATTATAGTTTACTTCCAATATATTTTTAAAACATCCTCTGAGAGCCATTTTAAGCCCCTCTGAGGGGGTGAATCTGTTGTCAAGCACATTGGTATTAAAAAAATGGATTCGCAGTTTGTTCTCTGTTTGTTCCATTTCTTTTTTTTGTTCTTTTTTTACAGATTTTTCCAACATTTTCAGGTCTTCAATCGACTATATATCAGAGGTTAATTAGTACTGTATATATATAGAGAGATGAGAGAGGGATGGTTTAAAGCAGTCAATAATTTATTTATTATGTTGTTGACCACATTGTTTAAATTTGATACAAAATTGTTAAGACGAATCAAATATAGGTAGAAAGGTACAGAGGACTATAGAGTGGATAATATGCCTAGGGCTTTATTGACCCACGCAGAAGCCACCTACTCCGAGCAAGCTACGAGCTTGTACTAGATCCGCGAGGGTCTAGCCATAACCCAGAAGTCCGAGGACAAAACTACCCAACGATACTTCTGAGTGTTTAATGTAAATACAATTATGATAGTTGTATTTATTTCAAACATTAATGGAGTGTAGAATATGAAAATGACATCAATGCCATACAATTCAATTAGAAATAAAAAAGAAGATCTTATGATTAGGAAATTACACAAGGCAATAGGTGGTTCTGGAAGACATGGTAAATTTCTTGAACCAGATTATAAATACCATGATGATTGTACTGTTACAATTACAGGCTATTACATCGATAATAACTTTCATGGGACAGTATCAGAAACTTTCGACTATCTGTGTGATTTAACAAAAGGATGGTTTGACAGAGGAATGAGTAAATATAGGAGATAATATGAGCAAGGGAATTAAAGGGAGGGGGAAGACACACTCCCCCTCTAGAAAATGGGAAAAAGCTTTAAAAAGAAAAGGCAACAAGAAAGTTAGATCACAAGGTAAAACATTTTTAAGAAAGGAAATATAGAATGAATATTACAGATGCGAAAGGATTATTCTTTTACCCAAACACTTGGTTATATCATGTAGGTACAGATGAATGTGGGTCACCGATACATCACGAGGGTTATTGTACACAAGCAGAAGATTCTAGAGGGAATAGATGGAATCATAATAAAGTTTTTCTTCTTTCAGATTTTATTAAAAAAGCAGAGGGAGACACAACTAAAGCTAGAGAAATGCTTGAGCAAACAATGGGAGTTTTATTTGATAAAATGAAAAAGCATATTGATAATGGTGGCAAGCTAAACGAATATCTTTGGGAAGAAGATGAACCATCTTATGGATCAGACGCTTATTGTGATGCGTATGGATTTTAATAAAAACAAAACACAAATAATTAATAATAGTAAATCAAAAAAAGGAGTGTGCCACATGGCAAAAGCAATTAAAAAAACACCTAAGACTAATGACGAAAAAATTGGAAACTTTGCAAAGTTCTTTAACGCAAGAGTTATTGCCTACGCAAAAGACAATAACAAAATGCCTTGGCAAAGAGGATGGGACACAGTTAATACTGCTTGGATGAATCATGTATCAGCAACAACTACTAAAGCTTATAAGTATTTCCTTAATCAAATAATCTTGACTATGTCAGCAGAAGAAAATGGCTACAAGTCAAACAAATGGATCACCAAAGGTCAGATACTTAAGCATAAAGGTGCATCATTCAAAGGTTCTGCTACTTGGATATTTGGTTGGTTCTATTGGGAAAAAGTACAAACCGACAAGAACGGCAAGGTACTCAAAGACAAAGACGGCAATGACGTTGTTAAGTCTGGGTATAACTTCACGCAGTACATGGTATTCAATACTGATCAATGTACAGGATTGCCAGAGAATTTAGCATCTGACGAAGTTATTGAGGACGTTGCTGACTACGTACCATTAGAGGGCAGACTTGACCATGTTGAGAAATACATTAGCAACATTGGTGCAAAGGTTGAGTTCGGAAAAAATGGTGCGTACTATAGACCATCAACTGACACTATTGGAATGCCAGACTTTGAAAGCTTTCACTCTGTAGAACTTTATTATTCAACGTTCATGCATGAGCATATACATTGGACAAAGACAGAAGATAGATGTAAGCGAAAAAATAATCACGCTAACAGAAAAGCTTACGCATTCGAGGAGCTTGTTGCAGAGATGGGTGCAGTATACACCATGAATAACTTGGGTGTACCTATGGACGAAAAAGCATTCGACAACCATCTAGCTTACGTTGATAATTGGTTAGGTGCTTTGGAGAAAGATCCTAAGTTCTTAGTTGATGCATCTATGTTAGCTGACAAGTCTGTTAAGTTCTTGGATAGCTTACAGAATAAGGAGGATATTAAAAAGGTGGCGTAAGTCACCTTTACTTCTAATCAATCAATAATTTATTTAGCAAAGGAGTACATATGTACACATATAATATACACTACAATTCATCTAATGGCATTGGGTTATCCCCAAGGTTTAAAACAATTAGAGGGGCAAGAGAGAGATATCTTAATTCCCTTACTTGGTCTTCACTTGTTAAATACAACGACATAAAAGAGATTGTTGTTTTTAAAGGTCGTAAGATACATGGTTACTATGACAAAGACTTTAAGCTAGACAAATCAAAACCTGTCTTTGTTCACAATATTTTTTATGATCTAGATTAATTCCAACTGACGATTAAGGTTTGCCACCTTATGAAACACCTTGAAAGGAGGTGTATTGGAAAGCAAAACAAAGGAGTTATTTATGCTTATTAAAAATCATTACTCAACAGATAAAGTAGATTACTTAAGAGATAGAACATTTATCAAGGCTATCAAAAGAAAAGAGGGAAAAGCTTGGAAGAAAAGAATTAAAAGAGATTTCAAAAATGCTTGCAGTTATAACATGGAAGATCGTTACGCAAATAAAATGCACATTGCCACAACAATTAAAACATACGCAAAAGATAACAGAATTGCTTTCGTTTCTGGTGGTGTAGATTGTGATGGTGGTATGTGGAACAACAACGTTAAAATAATATCCAACCCATCAATCAGCAAACTGATTAGTATTGAAAGCGAATTTAATTATTATTCAGAGGGTATGTCATGGCACAGATACATGACAGTAGAAGATGCAGAAAAGCTTAGAGAAACAAGCAGAGATTTAGCAATGGAGTCCTTTGAAAATGGTCACTCCCATACAATTAGAATATAAGGAGAAAGAAATGAGAAAAGATAAAATGAAACAAATAGAAAAATTAGTAGACGACTTACAATGGGAACATCAAAGAATGAGCAAATCAGGACAAGAAACATTAGACAAGCTTGTTGACCTTGTACTCCCAAAAAAGAGTATAGAAGATATGAAAAAAGAACTTTTGGCAATGGGTTGCCCAGAAGAAAGTTTACACCTTTATTTAGGAAAGGAATAATTAAATGAAAATGTTCTGTGGATTATTATTTTTATTGTCTGGGTTAGTAGCGTTTATTGTGGGATTACTAACCTTTACACAAGGCTATGAGTATTATATTTACGCAACCTCTGGAGGTCTGGGCGTAATTTGGTTTTTATTTGGATCGTTAGTAATAGGAGAAAAAGTATAATGATTGTACAATTTCAAATAAAGAAAAGCAAAGTATTCAAGGCAATGCAGTTAATGTGCAAACATGAGGTTAATCTGTTAAACATTACTGAAGAGCTTGCATCTTTTGAGGGGAAATATATGGATGTTGAAAACTTTTTCGATGAATGCACAAAGCTAAATTATATTGGCAAAATAGATGAGGGCGTTCCAATAGAGGACACAGTTTGGGATGGTACTTTGACAGAGCTTTTAGCTAAATTTAAGGAGACAGATAATGACAATTAAACAATTAATGAAAAAATTAAAAAATTACCCATCTGACACTAGGTTAGATTTTTTAATAGTAGATAAGAATTGGGAAGATGTTCCCTATGATCCTTACATAAAGTATTTTGGCATTGTAGGAAGTGGAGAACAGGTTGATGATTGTGAAAAAGGATATATCGAAGTAGCCTTTAAAGTTCTTCCAGATAGCAAAGAATGTTTAAAGGAGTTATTAAATGATTAGAGACGCATTAGGTGGGGTAGTATTACTTACTGCCCTTTATTTAATATTAGTTGTTGTAATGGCATGGGGATATTAATGGAGGAAGAAGAAGAAGAAATAAATATATACCTACCAGAAATTAAAAAAGCTAGGTATGGGTTCAATGGTAGCAAAGGATTTTACGAGCCTACCGATATGTTCCCACCTGAAGAAATGGATGAGTTCTTGCTAGATCTATGGACTAGAAGTACATCAAAAATTTCACCATACGTAAGAAAATATTTCCCCCTTTTAAAATATGAAAAACCAGAGGGGGCATATATTAATAATGGCAAAAAGAAAAAAAGGAGAAAATAAATGAAAACTGATGATAAGCAGAAGATGTATACAAGAGAGGGCAAATCTATAGACGTTTACTTGGATAGTTTTGTGAACGTTCCCATGACAATAGATTGGAAAGAGGTTGCCACTAAAAAATTTATTGAAATGTTAAATTCAAATCAAGCCGATTTTGATTATCAAATATACGATAATATTAAAGGCGAAAAAGACATATTGAATTGGGCAGACGACAAAGACAAAGAGATAGAAAAAATAATTAAACAGGGAGAAAGTAATGAAAATTAAAGGAGTTAAACCACCTAGAAAACTAGGTAGACCTGTAGGTAAGAAATGGGACAAGGCATCATTAGTAAGCTTAAACATCCCTAACGTCCTACCTTTCGCAATGGAAAAGGGATATGTAGGATCTTATTTTTTGTGGGTAATCTCTGGCAGAAAATGGGTATACCTAAAAAAGCCACAATCCACAAAGATAGAAACTCCTAAACAGTTAAGGTTAAAGTTAGCTGATTGGGATAAGATTATAAAATCAAGATGTACTCCAGAATACAAAAGACGACATGGTGGTAATCTGGGATACAAAGAAATAGCACCACCATTAAATTAAACTTAACTAACCCATAAGGAGGATCAAATGGGAAAATTCGCACACAGAAAAATCAACTACGACAACGCAAGAAACATTGCCAGAAATATGGCTATGGCAACAGTTAAAGCACCTATGTCCAGAGAGGAATATGAGGACAAACAAACGTCCTTTATACAGAAAATTGAGGAAAGATGTTCGCATCGTAACTTTAGAGATGGCAAACAAATATTTAGCAATCTTGTAGAGCCTATGCAAGCATGGGAAGAACTTGGACATGAAACTCAATTACAATGGGAAAAATCTAATAGAGATTGGTACAGATCCCCATTTAAAAATGTTCTGGAAATTCCAAACAAAGCATTTGGTTTTGACGAGCCTATTCAAATTGCTGATGACAAAGAAGTTAACATACACTTTGAGATTAATGTAGGTAATTCAGATGGATTAGATTGGTGCTTTATAGGTAAAGAGCAAGCTGAAAGGTTTAGACATGAGCCTTTGAGTATGTTTATCAATAAAGACAAGCTAGCAAGACATGAGGTCAAACCTTTTGATGTTAAAAAAGATTTTCCATCATTACATAAGAATATGGTTGATGTTCTTTTACCTTGGGGAATATATCGCAAGGATCTTGATACTTTACAGCATCAGATTACTGACCAAATTGTAGATAGAACTACCAAACAAGTTATGGATACTTGGGAGGAGTCAAAAGGTTTTATTTACGAAAACTATGGTTACACAGATGACGATAATTCTTCAATGATTGCACCATATTCAGAGCTAGTATCTAAATGTGGAATTAATTTACTTACGGCTCAATAACTTGTTGTTAATAACAATCAAAGCTGATACAATAAGTTATGAGTAAAGTGATTTGCATACATGAATATAAACTAAAGAGGGATAACCCATCCCTCTTTGGTGAACTGTACGACAATCGTTCAGAAGAAGATTTGCTTAAAGAAATTAATAAAAACAAGGAGAAAAAAGATAATGTCATATACATTAAACCGAAAGTTAAAAGAAGAAGACCTAAAAAATAAATTTGGTGGAACTTTTTTCAGAGGTCAGTTTCGCAAAAAGGATGGTACAAGAAGACCATTTATTGGCAGATTGATTGACGACAAAAGAAGTGACAACATCGTTACTTATTGGGACACTAAGAAACAAGGTTACAGGAGGTTTGATCCATCAACCTTATTGTACGCAGTAAATAAGAGAGGTTATTTCGTTGATACATCAAAAGATCCGAACACGAAAAAATACTCCATTAAATAGTGTAACTCCAATACACATTAACGAGGAGATGATTGTAAATAAATGTGCCTGTGGTCAACCAAGTGTTGTCAAATCAGCTAACAACGTATATCGTTGTGCTAAATGTGAGATAAAGAGGATTGAACAAGATGACCAAACCATCATTCGCTAATGTTGAAACTGCACAAGGCACAAGAGATTTTCATTTAAAAATGTCTATACTGTACGATCAACGTCAGAATATTTATAGGCAAAACAAGAAAGAAAATGTTTCTTTGGATAAACTAGCAAGGAAACATAATGTAAGTATACAAGTTATTAGAACACTCATCCAAAAAACTTACGATGAGTTATATCTAGATAGCTTTAAGAGTTAAGGTTGGTTGCCTTGGGGTTTTGTTTATTTAACCCAGAAAAACTGAGGATTACTGTAAGAGTACCTCGTGTTTTACATATTCACAAATAACCTTACAGAGCATTGGTAGGTTTTCCGTTTTTTGTACTTTGTCATGATAGTACATCTGACTCCTTTCACCTTCGTGAATGCAAAATAATAATACTCCGTGTATGTCCCCATCCTATTTCAGCTAGGGTGGGGATTTAATTTTTTATCAGGGGAAAAAATAATGATAGAACTTACAAATAGAAAACTACAAGCAATTTTAGGATTAGCTCTAGCCTTAAAAAGAAAAAGAGTAAAATTTTGTACTGTTAAAGATATAATAGACAATGCCCCAAACATGGCAGAAAATTGGCTATATGGTGCTCTAGTAAGCCTGTGTAAGGAAGAAATGTACGTAAACAGGGGACACACACTTAACATTGCAAAAGGCAAGACAGAGAACTGTTATTCTGTTACTGATAGTGGTATGGATTTTATTAGAATGCACATACGACAAATGCAAGAAAATAGCCTAGAACTATTGAGGGAGTACCATGAAAAGGTCAACAGTAATATATAAAAGCTTTTTAATCCTACGTTCTACACTAGCTAATATGAACAGTAGGGAAGAGAAGTTAAAAACACGCAATAAATTATTTACCTTGTTTGGTAGATATCAAGAATCTAAACGTAATGACATAACTGTAAGAGACTACCATAGAGAGTACAGAGAGCTTAATCGTGAAAAGATTAGACGTTACAATGCTATTTATGGTAGAATAAGGAGATCAGAAGGGAAATAGTTATGTCTGAATATCGAAAGTACCATGCTAGTAAACGCATGAAACAAGAACGAGCATTGAGAAATAAGAACAGAAGATCAGCTATTAGAAAAGGCATTGTTAAAAAAGGTGATGATAAGCATATTGATCACAAGAACGGCAATCCTAGAGATAACAGAAAATCTAATCTTAGAGTAATCTCTGCTAGAAAAAATCGTAAAAAACAGTAGACCAATGGGAAAGCGATCTGATTTTCCTCGGAGGGAGAGGGATTTTTATCCTACACCTCCATCTGCTTTGATTCCCCTATTGCCCTTTTTGGGGGATTATCAATACTACGTTGAGCCTATGTCTGGGGATGGTTCTTTGGTTAAATACCTTAACGATACTCACCTAGAATGCATTTGGTCTTCAGACATAGAGCCACAAGCAAAAGGTATAAAAAAGATGGATGCCTTTGACATAGAAGAAAGCGAAATACTACAAGCTGATGCAATCATAACTAATCCACCTTGGCATAGACCATTGTTACATCAGACTATAGAATATTTTGCAATTAAGATGGGTAAACCTACATGGTTATTATTCGATCACGATTGGTCATGTACAAAGCAATCTGCTCCATACATGATACATTGCAGAAAGGTAGTAGCAGTAGGAAGAGTTAAATGGATACCTGACAGTAAACACACAAGCAAAGATTCTGTATGTTGGTATTTGTTTAATCAAGTAAAAGGTTCTGCCCCTAGATTTTATGGCAGAGGTTTAAAGGAGGAATAAATGTTAAATACTGCACTAATGTGCCTTGCTTTGAATATATATCACGAAGCGAGGTCAGAAGATATTGCGTCACAGATTGCCGTTGCAGAAGTGACACTTAATCGAGTCGAGTCGACTTACTACCCAGATACTGTATGTGGAGTAGTAAAACAAAAAAATCAATTCTCTTGGTATTGGGACAACAAGTCTGATAAACCATACGAAAAAGATGCGTTCAAAGTGTCCTTAGATATTGCTGAAAGAATGCTATTAGAGAGAGATTATTATACAGTAGTTGGTAAAGACGCTACACACTATCACGCTAGCTATGTTAACCCTTATTGGGCAAAAAAATTTAAAAGAATAAAAAAAGTTGGTACACATATATTTTATAAGGATGAAAAGAAATGAAACCTAAAATTAAAAAAATAAATCCTGTAGCAAGAGCGATGCTAAGAAACAGGAGATCCCCACAAGTAATAAGAAACAAGAAGAAAGATTACAGACCAGAGATTAGATATGATGATCTCGAAAATAAATCAAATCGTTTAAGGTTTGTTTGAATAGGTTAAGTTTACCTAGTCTAGACACAGAGTTTGCTTGTGACCACTCTCTTATGCTCTTTTGATATATAACAAGAGCCGTCAATAAACTCTTGGCTATATGCCCTCTTTTTTCTTGAACATGATCTAAACACTTATTTAGAATTAATCTGGCATTAACAGATTTTTCTGAAATGTTATCTTTGTTATTTGTTCTTACCCCTGTATCGTTATTTAAAAAAGAGCTAGTACTTATGTTAATTCCAGATGCCATTGACAAAGTATATAACCATTCTGCTATTTGGAATTGCTCATCGTTTATTTTATTCTCAAAAAGAAAACGATCAAAGACAGTTGTGTCAGCGTACCTTACAACAGTTTTAAATTTGCCGACATACCTTACTTCAGCAATTCTATCGTTCTCGGTTTTAAATTTTATTCTTGTTTTAGATTTGATCAATGTCTTCGGCTTCATCAAAACGTCCTGTAATTGGTGAGTATCTAAATGGAACTTGACCTGTAGTACCTAGAATATCGTGATATCTTGATTTTGCAACTCGAATAATAGATATGTTCTCTTTCCTATGCACTACAATACCTACGTCACATTTTCCATACCAATGTCTTGTGTCTTCTATCTGATATAAAGATGGCACAGGTAAATTACCATTGTTCATTGGCGTTATCTTTGTAGGATGAGCAACCACCATCATGTGTACACTATAAATTTTTGCAAACCTTTTTATTTTTTTGATAGCCTCTCCGACATAATCTGTTGAGCTTTCAGAAAATCCTTTTTTGTGGTCTACCTCGTTCCAAGGATCAATTACTATTACATCTACATCATAACGAATAGCACAAGCTCTGCATTTATCCAAAACCCAATCCATCGATGCGTCTTCCTCATCTTCTTTGACTATGAAAACAAAGTTTTGGTTAATCCATTCTTCAGCTTTCTTTATTGTTTCTGGTGTTTCATATTCACCATTTAAATACCACCTGATTAAAGCTCTTCTATGATCTGTTTGTGGTGGTTGTTCAAAAGATGCAAAAGCTATTTTTTTATTATGCTTTCTAACTAACCGACACATTACATCATTTACAAATGTGCTCTTACCATGTGATGGTATTCCTGTAACGACAGAAAAGTCCCCCTCTCTTATCCCTAGATGATCATCTAAAGATCCCATGCCTACACGATAAACATCTGGCTCTGGGATTGGTGGTAGCTCTGATAGTTTGTATATACCATTTACAGGATACCAACTTGAATCTTTTAATAGACTATCAACTCCTTCTTTTCCATGCTTAAGAAATACATCATTTAAATCCTTACATCCATCTGGATACTTAACCCATCTGCATCTCTCTTTTCCTAAACGCATTGCTAAGTCTTCCATAAGAATTAACCCAGATTTATCGCCATCTGTAGCTAGAATTATTTCTGGAACTCTTTCTACCTTTAAAAGGTTCATTGCATTTTCAATATAAACAAAAGCAGAAGATGAACTTTCATGTCCTAATGGAATACTCTTTGTATTTGCTCCGTTTGGAACAGAGATAGCTTTGTGACCACATTGTATAGCTATACAACAATCTAGCTCCCCTTCTGTAATAACTAAAGGAAAGCTTAAGGGATGCTGACCATTAATAGAATCTGCCCTTAGAATATCTTCATTAAAGAAGTACTTACCTCTTTGTTCTTTATCTCCAATCCAAAACTGATCTCCAGATTTCATTGGTCTTACTTTGTAAGCGTAGGTCTTTCTTAATCTCGTAAATGGTTGAGCTAATAAGCTATCCCCACCACGACCCTTTATCGACTTTGCTCCAAGTTTCTCTAGAAGATCTATGCTTAGACCCCTTTTCTTGAGAGGTTCTATAATCGGCTGAAGATCTTGTAATTGTTGATTCACATCTATGACATTTTCCATAAAATCCACCATCGTTAAATATAATATAGCTAAGATTTTTTCTTCTTGCCGTGCCACACTCTGGACAATGCGTTCTTAACCATACTCCTCGTTTTGTGTTTGTTATTCTTACGTTCTTACTTGCTAAAAATTCTGCTAGAATGCTTTCCATGTTCGCCCTAGCTCATTGTCTTCTACTTGTACTGATATGTAGTTTTCAAAAGCACCATTAACAAATGTCTTAGGACACTTAACGTACTGTGGATCAGTATTGTTTTTGGCACATTCTTTTTTGTATTCAAGACAAGCGTTGAGAAACAAATCTTCTGTTATAATATGCTTCTTGCAAAATGTCTTTTTACCTATCTTGGATTGTAGTTTTCTAAAGGTATTCGCAACGTCTAACTGCGTTCTTCTCTTAGGATAATTTTCGATTAACCGAGAACGAAAGCTCTGGTAATCGGCATCCTTCGATAGTTTATTATTACCTTTATTATTATATGGATGATTCTCTGGTGATTGAGATTGATATTTCTCATAATTACAAAGAGTTATCTTGGTGAATCCTTGGGTTGTATCCGTGACAATCATGTTCTCTTTTACAAGCCTATCTATGAAAGACCTGTATTGATGTTCAGACCACCTGAACTTCTCGCACATATAACTTCTCGTAGTAAAAAATGTTCCTACGTCAACTGCCAATCTTTTACCCACAATCTCGACATAATGCTTGGCAAATGAAGCACTCTCTATAAAGCAAAGCCACGCTTCTCTTTCAGAGTACTTCTCTCGCTTTGTGAATATGGGATGGTTCATCCATCCTCTTTGAAGTTTGTAATAACCACGCTTCATTGATTCCTCCTTTGTTTTTTATAAAGATAGAGGAACGTATGTTATTGTCAACTTGTTATTCACATTCTTTAATTCCTGTCTCTGGATCTATGTAGCAAGCCTCTGCCTTTGGCTCTTCAGATACCTTATTTAAAACACCAAAACGCTTACCTGATGCCCTAAAAGTTGTGATACCTTTAGCTCCACCTTTGTAAGCGTCTTCGTAAACTTTTCTAAACTCCTCGAAGGTTACATCATCACCAACATTACAGGTTTTACTTACTGCCGAATCAACATACTGTTGTGCCATGATTAAAACTTTCAGATGATCTTCTACAGATATACTGTCAGAAGTTCTCCCCTCATAACCTTTTGCATAGGCGTAGTCAGTAACTCTTTCTATCTGGTCACCATCAAATGTTCTGTACGTTCTGTCATAGTAATGGGAAAAAGGTGGCTCAATTCCACTTGAAACATTATCTGCCATAAGACTAATCGTACCTGTTGGTGCTATACTTGTAAGATGAGAGTTTCTTAATCCGTACTGTGTTATATGTACCTTTACATCATCAGGTAGTGTTTGAAAAAACTTTCCATTAAAAAATTGTTTTTTATCAAACAGAGGAAAAGCTCCTTTCTCTTTTGCTAGAGCACATGATGATGAATATGTCATGTTCCTCAAAAGCTCAAGAACTCCTTCCATCCAAATCATAAAATCTTTACTTGCATAAGGATAACCAAGCATCTCTCCTGCGTTAGCTAAACCTGTTATACCTAGACCCATGCGTCTTTTGTTTTTCGCTTCTTGTTCTTGCTCTGGTAAGGGGTAGATAGTGTTATCAATGACGTTATCCATCATCCTAACAATCTCTGGTATGTCTTCAGATAATTGGTACGCATCAAAAAAGTTTTTATTATTTTTATCTTTCTTTACATACTTAACTAAATTAAAACTACCAAGCAAACAAGCACCTGCTGGTGGAAGTGGCTGCTCTCCACATGGATTCGTAGCTTCTATTGTTTCGCAGTAATAGAGATTATTCATCTCATTAATTCTGTCTATAAACAACACACCTGGTTCTGCCCAATCCCATGTCGCTCTCATAATTTTATCCCAAAGAACGGAGGGATCAACTGTCTTATAAACTTTGCCCTCAAACTTAAGATCAAATGGTAACGAGTTAAAAAGACAATTCATAAACTCATCTGTTATACCTATCGAAACATTAAAACCTGTAAGAGCATCAGAGTTTTGTTTTGCATCAATATACTCTTCGATATCTGGGTGGTCTACCCTCAAAACCCCCATCTGAGCGCCGCGTCTGTGTCCTGATGATGCAATGCATTGGCATATAGCATCGTATATTCTCATAAAAGATATCGGCCCAGATGCTTTTGATTCTAAAGTCTTAATCCAATCTCCCTTTGGTCTTATTCTTGAAAAGTCATAACCGATACCACCACCTTTTCTCATAGTTTCGGCCGCCTGTGTGGCTCTCTTCATTATTGATTCCATCGAATCATCTATAGTTAAACTTACGTAGCAGTTAAATGCCGTTACTTGCCTTGGTGAACCAATAGCCGTTTGAACTCTACCTGCAGGTAAAAACCTCATTTCTATTAAAATATCTTTTATCTTTTCGTAATGTTCATCAGTATCAGCTAATGTTCTAGCAATTCGATCAACCTTGCCGTCAAATGTCTCGCCTTTTAATCTATACTTGTCTTCGTCAATCTGAATTGAAATTGGTGTTGTCGGCCCTGCCATTTTTATTGTACCTCCCTGTGGGTTTTTTAAAGTAATGTTTAAACTCAAGTAATCTACGTTTTGCGTGAGCATCCCCACGACTAACCTTCATACCAAATCTGCGAATAATGTCTGGATCTAAATTAGCTAAATCACATACATCTAAAAAGTCTTGATCTGCATCCTTAAACCACTTCCTTGCCCTGTCCCTTACCATCTTGATTCTATAAGACGGCCAATTTGGATGCATCGATGTGATTCCAAGATTCCCTGCATCTAATAAAGCTTGTAGAACTACTGATCTCCAGAGCCTTACCAAATCATCTGTGAATGTGCCATGCATTTAAAACTTTTGCAACCTCATTTATTGACCTTACTACTTTTACTCTTGCTCCCTGTTTTCGTAGTTGTCTATGAATTGACTTTTGAGCATCGGAAACAACTCCCTTGTCGGTCTTCACTTCAAGACCGAAGTACAATCCATTATGAAGTATTTGAATGTCAGGCCATCCAGCTACAGTACCAGATTTCTTTAGTTTAACACCTCTTGCTATTCCACCTCCACCTAAAGGGAACGATGTGAATAAACTGCCATGTATTAAATTGTCTTTGAGATACTCTACAATACTGCATTGTAAATCAAATTCACTTTGCCTGTGTTTCATGCTCTGCCTTTTATTTTGATACTATTTAAAAAAATAAAAAAAGCTATGGCAATTATTTATTTTATAATATAAGGTCATCCACATGAGGTTAAAAAACATAGACAAATACCCACCTTGGGTACAAGATGCTTTATCAAATGATTCGTATGATGCAGGTGCTATACCTAGTTTGTCAGCTACAGGATTACTTGATTCGCCTAGAATAAAAAGGCTTAGATCAGAACATATTGAAACTGTTGAGGAAGATGCGTCTAGAAGGATAGCAGCCTTGATTGGATCTGGTGTTCATATGTTAGCAGAACAACATTGTAAAAAATTAGGTTGGATTGTAGAGCAAAGATTTTATGCAAGCATAGATGTTGAAGGGGAGGAGAAGATTATCTCTGGTCAGATAGATGCTATACAACCTATTAATGACAAAGACGTAGTTATTTGGGATTGGAAAACAATTACTTCTTGGAAAGCACAATCAGGTATGGAAAACTACGTTCAACAGGGAAATATTTATGCTTTTCTTTTGCGTAAAAATGGGTATAATCCTATTAAATTTAAGATAGGTGCGTGGTTAAAGGATTGGAGGGAGAACCAAGCAAAGGATAAACCAGACTATCCACAACTACCATTTATGACATACGAATATGATCTTTGGGATGACGATGCTTGTGAGAGTTATGTAAATGAAAGAGCTAGGTTGCATTTTGGAGACGAAGAATACAAGTGTACAGATGAAGAGAGATGGGTTAATCAACCAAAATGGGAAGCAATCAAAAATGGAAATAAGACCCCCACAAAACTATTTGATAGTATGGATGAAGGTCTTGATTGGATTAAAAATGGTGAACATCCAAAGCTTAGAAACACTTCACCAAGTGATTGGAAGGTTGTTAGAAAGCCAAAGATATACAAACGATGCGAGGATAATTGGTGTGGGGTAGCAGAATACTGTTCGCAACATCAGGAATATCTTAAACAAAAACAGGAGTAATTATGACAGACGTTTACGATAGGATTAAAGAGTTAAAAATTTATACTAAGATAGTTGATAAAACGAATCAGTTAGATAAATTATTTACTGCCCTTGCTAAAGCTCAAGGAGAGTTTGTGGGGATGGAGTTAAATGCGAAAGGTTGGCATGGTGATTATGCAGACCTTAATAGTATACATAGGATGACTAGACCTATACTCTCTAAACATGGTTTAAGTATCGTACAAGCACCGAGCTTTTCAGAGGTGATGACTATACTTGGTCACTCATCTGGACAACATATTGTAACGCATACTTACTATCCATGTAGTAAGACTAAGCCGTTAGAGATAGGTGCTGACATGACAGTTATGAGACGATACGCACTTACACACTTATTGAACATATTCGGAGATGCTGACAGAGATTTAGAATCACCGACTAAAAGCCATGCTCCATTGATTAATGGATTGCTAAACACAAAGACAAGAGACGAGCTTGTTAAGTGGAATGAAAAGTTTAAGGATCAAGTAGAATCACTTAGAAACGATCCTAACTCTGCAATCGACATTGAAGCGAAGATAAGACAACAAATGAAAACATATAAAAAATAGGAGACTATAATGGACTTTAATAAAATTATCTTAAAGGGGAGAGTAGGAAGAGACCCAGAGGTTAAAAACCTTAAATTTGGGGATATTGTAGAAATCTCTGTAGCTACGTCAGATTCTTGGAAGGATAAAGAATCTGGAGAATGGAAGAACAATACCTCTTGGCACAAAGTTGTATGCAAGGGAGACTATGCTACCAAGTACGCATCTAAGTATATTAAGAAAGGTGCTAACGTAATGGTTGAAGGTAAGCAAGAAAACCGAACATATGAAAAAGATGGAGTGAAAAGAGTTTCCCCAGAAGTTGTGGTTGGGCCATTCGGTGGACTTATAATGTCTACAGATCCTAACCCTAACAAGAGTGTTGAGAGTGCCAATCAGAGCAATGGGTCATCGCAAGTTACAAAAAGCGATTCCTCTAACTTCGATGACGAGATACCATTCTGAGAGACACCTCGACCATGTGCGTAGTTTACCCTGTCTGTTATGTTTCTACGCACCCCCATCTGATCCTCACCATATTCAATACGCTGAAGAGAAATCTTTGGGGAGTAAGGTGGGAGATCAGTACGTTGTTCCCCTCTGCCGAGCCTGTCACAATAACTTACACCAATCTGGCATTGGGGAACTTCTTTTTTGGTCTATGCAAGGAATAGATCCATTAGAACAAGCAGAAAAAATATATGCCGAGAGTCCTGCCAAGAAAAGCGTTTGAAGAAGTAGCCTTCGTAGAAGCACAAGTATCATCCTACAGGATGGACGATACGGATGGAGGTATGTGGAGACTTACGTTCTACGTTGATGAGATAGGAGATGCTGATTGGTTATTACATTGTTATCCAAAAACTACAGTAGTCATAGGAGTTAAGGCTTTAGACTACGACAACCCAGATCAAAGCAATGTCGTGCCAGAGGGAGAGCGTCAGCTTAAAAGAGCAGGGATGCTATGTAGAAATCCAAGATTTCAAAAGTATATTAAAGAAACGTATCCAGAATCTGAAGAACAACCTTGGACACACGCAACGATGGAGCAATCCTGTGTGAACACATTACATAGAGTTTTAGAAATAGAATCTAGAAAACAACTAATTGAATCACAAAGAGCATCTGATAGATTTGCAAATCTATTAAAAGATTTTCAAAATTGGTTGCGTACTAACATTTAATCGTATAACATATTTTTCGTGAGAGAGAGTTTTTAACACTCCTTTTGTTTTCCTCTCTCTCACACAACAGGAGGAACAAATGACAATACAGACAATAGGTCATGCCCTTGAGGTATGGTCAGAAAATTTACATCAAGAAAAAAGATACAACAGAAGACATAAGTCTCTTCTGAAAAGTCTTAACTCTCACTTTGGTAGTTTTAATATATCTAAAATTACACATGACGATATAAAGAGCTACATTAAAAAGAGAGAGGTAAAGGAGCAAACTGTTGAGAAAGAACTTAGCGTTCTTAAGGGAGCAATTAGTTTTTGTCATAAGGCAGAACTAATAGATAACCCACCAAACATAAGGTTCAACAGAGCGAAGCCCAAGTATAGGGAGCGTTTCTTTTCCAAGGAGGAAGTTAGAGCGATTCTAAACACAAAGGTATGTAATAGTAATCCTAAGTTTAAATTATTACTAAAGATTGCTATTACTACCTGTGCTCGTAAGTCGGCTATAAGAACATTAAGAACGTCTCAAATTAATTTTGATGCGAACTTAATAGACTTTAACCATCACACGATGCACATCAAATCTAAACCGAGAGCGATCATACCTATTCCTTCGTCTATAAAAGACGAGCTAAGAAAGGCTTGTGACGAATCAAAGAACGGATTTGTAGTGTACTTTCACGAGCATACTCTTGATAGTTTGTGGGAGAAGGCGTTTGATCAAGCCAATATAAATGGCGATCCTAAGAAAGAAACGGCCGTCTTTCATACTTTGCGTCACACAGGTGCAGTTGAGATGGCGAAGTCTGGGAAGGTATCTATGAAAGAGATATCTTCCTACCTTGGACACTCGTCAATTATAATTACCGAAAAGGTTTACGCAAAGTACTTGCCTTCTTTTATGAGAGATTCGGTAAATGTTATGAATGGATTGCTAGGTGAATCAACATAGCTAATATGATGACAAAACTAGCAACCCATACTATAGCGAAGAACGTTATCAAATGTATCTTCCAATCAAATCTCAAGTTGGAAGTGCGGCCCATCGATGAAAGGTCTACGTCCTTCAGAGCGGCGTAGATCTATATAAGCGTTCATCAGTTCTTCAGATGTTCCATTCCATTTATTTAATTCCATTTGCCAAGCAGCTCCCCAAGTAACACGCTTGCCTTGGTTAATACAGGCTTTCTTCATTGCATCGGCAATATCATCGTAAAGATTCAACTCCCATGATGCCCTTGAGCCGCAATAAGCCATGAGATCAACGGCATGACTTTTGCCTGTACTCTCTTGTGGTAAGTGGCGACTATTCATAGTGGTAGATGCCCCCTTCTTAACCAACTCGGCCTGCTCTGCTTTCGTGCGGCAACCACAAATCACACCAAAATCCACTTTCGTGTGTTCTATGGCCTCTTTAACAATAGAGATGAGATCTTCATGCACACCTTCTAATTTATCTAAACTTCTTTGACTCAACTTAAATGCCATTATTTACCTACCTTCTTCATTGCAGTTTTGTGAGCTTGACCGAATGTCTTGCCCTTCTTCATATCCTTCTTCATCTCATTCATGTGTTTCTTTGAGTGATGTTTGGAATGTTTCTTGAGAGTAGCTTTTTGGCTTTGAGTTAGTTTCTTTTGCATTAGATTTCCTATATGTTTATTGCAATATAAATACACAAGGCAATGATGATAAGTTTACCCCAATCTAAATCCCATTGAGTACCTTCACCAAATCTCTCTCTTATACTTTTAATTTTAGAAAATATTTTCATTTTACTTCCTTTCCCATCCATATGGCGAAACAGCCTGTGAGCATACCAGCACACACCGATACAAGGCCACTTTGTTGAATTGTGGGATCTGGCAATCCCATATACCAATGTACGGATTGGTATGTTAGAATAGTTACTGCAAGCATCATAAGTCTTGGCACTATCTTCCAATCATCTAGAACGCTATGTGACATCAGCATTTCCATCTTTTTCTAGCTTGTCTTAATCTACTGTTTGGATTTTTAGCTGCTTTTGGAAATTTCTTCATTTGCCCTGCTGATCTTGCACAGAATGACTTTCTCCTTTTAGCATCCTTACTGCCCTTCTTAACCTTACCTGTAACGGCAGTTTTTAATTTTGAGCCAGGGTTTTCTCGCCTGTATTTAGCTACACCTTTAGCCGTCATCCCAGCCCCACTTTTAGTAGGTCTTTTGTGACCACCTTTTATGGTATGACCTTTCATTGCTAACCCTTTTTCTTTTTCTTTTTAGGAAAGCCTGCCTTCATATTAGCATAAGCTTTAGCACTAATTGTACTTTTGCTTTTAGGTCTGCTTGTACCTGCTTTTTTTCTAGCGTTTATATTTGCGTATAGTCCTCGTTTAGCCATGTTATTACTCCTTCATATTATTTCTAGCTACACCTTTGCTTTTTTCAAAGCTCCTCATACCACCAAGGCCCAAAAGCGAAAGCGTTAAAGTCATAAGCTCTTCCGTTTCTAATTTTGGCATGGGGATCTCTGGAAACCAAATAGCACTCGCCCATTCCATCAATGGTAATATGAAAAAATTTGTAAGAAGACCAAGGCAGCATACCCACATTATAGCAGGTCTTGCCCCTGCCACAAAGATAGAACTAGACTTTGCTGATTCTATATTTGCTTGAGCTTGTGCCAAATCAAGACTGATGAGTGACTGTGTAAGTTTAGCTTCAATCTCGTTCTTCTTATCTTTATCTTCTATAAATTCACCGACAACACCTGTGACGGATTTTAAGATAGTATCGATCATTTTTCTGCCTTCTTTATCTGATCATTCAGTTTATCGAATTGTCTACCAATCATATTCCTTCTATTTATTAATGCAATCTTCATTTGTCTTTTCTTTTCTGCACTCATTTCAGGATTCATCTCTACAAGTCGTAACCTTCTGTTAATTTGTTGTAATGAAGTATTGTACTTATTTAATAATTTTCTAAATCTTAGTGCATTTTTATTTTCTTCAAAGATCATTTGTGCTCTTTCAAGCTGACCATCTTTTTTGTATCTGTTCATCGTATTGTAGATAGTGTCAATTTCTTTCTTTGTCTCGTAAAAGTCTTGTATAAATTGATTGCCTGTGTAGGTTTCATCTTTTACAAATCTACCAAACCCCAGAGCTTCAGCTGCTGTTCCAACAATACCATCACCAAAAACACCTAATGGCTTTGTTGGAGCTTGACCACTCTTTGACATTAACACATCACTTGCAGTTAAGAACGTTGTTCCCATGCTACCAAGGTATCCTGTAATCAGCTTTGTTATTTGATTAGGAGACATACCAAAGATAGATTCTGTTTTTTCAGAGATAGCTATAGATGTATCTGGTGTACTTGCTCCATACCTTGCAGATGGTTTATAGTTAGATTCAAATGGACTATCTATGTACGTACCTCTAAACATATCGTAGTTAGTAAGTATCTCAATAATAGGTTTAATAGCCTGTGGTGTTGGGTTAAAAGAGAATGTGTTAAGCAAGGTCATCATAGTAGCTCTGTATAAGTCCTCACCTTCTCCCTTTTTGATAGCTTCCATTGTAAATTCAGGTAAGGTTGTAAAGATAGCACCCACTTCAAAAGCTCTTGGAATTAAGTATCTCTTATCGCCAATGTAGAATATGTGATAGTTAAGTTTTAAGTGTAGAGGTTCTTGTTCGTATCTTTCGTCTTCGGAGGTTTCTGAATATAGAGCCAAGGCGGCCATTGTTAATATTGATCCGTATAATATAGTTTTCTTTCTATTTGCTTGTCTACCTGTTACCATAGGATCAAAGGTTCTATATAAACCTTGTATACGAGCATTTAAGAAAGGCACGAGAGGGACAAGAGTTCCTACAACAGATCCTAGACCTGTACGCATAGCTCCCTTTCGGTTGAAGTTAATTACATTAAGAGCTTCGTAGGCAGCTTCGCTCTTTGTCTTGCCTTGCTCTCTAAGTGTTCTGTAAACACCATCACGATATGCCATTTCCGTAGCTTCACCAACTTTAGTTAAACCACCCCACATACCTTGGATTAAATCCGTTATAGCTCTAGGAGAGTTAACAAGGTTATAATCCCTGTTCCTAAACCTTAGTTGTCTTTCAAATGCCTTTGCTGAATCTCTTGGACTATCACCAAAGGTATATCCACCCATTCCACCAATAAGTTTAGCTTCCTGTATGCTTTCAGAATCTCTAAGTGAGTTAGCAATTCCTTTAAGAGAATCTGCTATAGGTGTAACTTTTGCGTCAACAGTAACAAGACCTGCTACTTCACCTCTCATCCAATTGGCCACCATAAAAGCTGGTTGATGGGTAATAAACTCTCTAAACCATCTAGCTACAGTTTCCATATGCTTTAGAATGCCTGTAGTTTGTATTGGGGTCATAGAAGCAAGGGCGGCGTATAAGTGCCTGTCCTCTACATCGTAGAATACTCTTTTTCCATTAACTCTATACTGTACAAAATTAACTGCCCCTACGGCCTGTCCTCTTTTTATATCTCTACCAACATTGCCTTCTCTCATAAGGTCTATTGCTTTAGTCATAGCTACATTCTTCATAGCTGCGTCTGTAAAGGCAAAGGCGTTTCTAAATGTATTCTCTACTATGTCTCCTATCGGTGCAGTTCCACCACTATACTTTTTAATTAACCCTTCTTTTCTAGGATTGTTTAGTATTTTTGATCCGTATTGTGGAGCAAGCATTCTTTTTTCTTTTGCAGTACCAGATCTTTTGTCAAACTCTTCCTGTATCTCACGATAGAAAGGGATGTAGTCATAGTTAGATAGGTTTTCTCTTTCCTTAGATGATATAACTCCTGTTTGCTCCATAAACTTTAACATAGCTCTATTAAAGTCTTGGTAATCTTTAAACATCTCTTTGTATTTATTGTTTTCAAGATCTAACCCTTCTTTAATGAAGTCGTCAGTAAAAAGTCTTTCCTTCTTATCTCTAAGTAATTGTTGTGCTCTTCTTGAGTAAGCATACTTCATAAAGTTTGTTTTATCTTCAATAGAATCTAATCTTGAAAATATTTCGACAAGTCCTTTTGTGTCTTCGTTTATTGTGATCTCTCCATTCTGATCAAGCATAGGAGCACCACGCTTAATAATCATCTCTTGACGACCACTTGTATTACCAACCATTTCGATTGTTTTGTATGCAGATTTCTCTGCACTTCTTAGCTCTCTTACCCCTGTAGTACTTTCTACAACATCTTCCTCAAGCTTTCTAATAGAAACGTTTGAATCCACAACATCTTCTATTATAGAGGATGCAAAGTCCTTAAGGCTAAACCTTCTTAATCCGTGAACGTATTTATTGACAAGCTTTTCGTCCTTCGCTCCAGATATTATAGATCCCCAATCTAAGGCAGACGCTTCGGTTAGGTCATTAAATCTAGGAAGATCAGCAACACCATTCTCCATATTTATAGCTTTTACTTCTGCGTCAGGTAAAACACGAACAACCTTCATTGCTCCACCAATTAACCACTCACCTTCCATGTTGGCATTTGTTTTGTATCTGTAAAAACCATTTTTTGGTATTTGGTCTGTTATGTGTGCAGTTCTTTTATCTTTCCCTTTCATTCTAGAGTTCGCTATAGGTTGCCAATCCTTGTCGGCAGCCATCTCTACCTCTGCCCAAACTTCATTATCTCTTCTGTAGTCTGGTTTGCTTTGTCCCTTACCTTTTGACTTTCCTCCTATGTGAGTAGATCTAGGTAAGTCGCCTGCGTGCCAACCTGGTCTAAAAGCAAGATCACCTAAAGATGATTTAACCTTTCCACTCTTTTTGCCTTCTTCTCCTATTTGAGCTTCTAACCAAACACCTTGTGGTACGGCTTCTTTGTTTCTTACATAAAGTGGAAACAACTGATTCGGAGCGTTCTTTTTTGTTCTAAAAAGTTTGTATGCTGTTACAACGTTCTTAGGCGTAGGAGCAATAGGTGGCAATGAAGATGCTTGAGTTTCTTCACCATAGTTTGAGGTTTCTTCATTAAATAAATTTTGTGTATCAGCTAATGTCTTCGACTCATCTGGATCATTTTTTATTCTTCTAGCAATTATGCCATGCCCTACAGGTTTAGGTGTTTTAAATCTTTCTGGATCTCTTAAAGGATACAGATGTTTGGTTTGCTGAATGTCAAAAGCACTACCTTCTGGCACAAGATGTTGACTTTCAAGCTCTCTAAACCTAGCAACATTTACAACCTCTGGTTCGCCTATAACAACAGATCCTATTGCTTTAGCTTCGCCTTCTCCTGTCTTTACAATACCTACACGCTTTCCAACGTAAGGACGTAGGCTATCAGTATTTCTTGTTTCAATAGTTTTTTGACCATCTATAATTAGGTCTGCGTATGATCTTCCAATGTTAGTGTCTGATCTTACATTTACTCCGATTAGGTCTGATGCGACTATAGAAGACGCTTCTACTTCATCTGTAGTTCCATCGGTAGTTCTTCCTCGTGTTCTGCCGTCCAAGGATTGGGTTTCTCGTCCCAATTCATTTTGATCCAATTCTCTCTGGTTATTGGCATTTGCATCGACCACAGAGCCTTCACTATTGGGTCTGAACCATACAGGGTTTTTAAATCTTCCAGCTTCATTTTCTACTTTCTCCTGTGTTTCCTCTAAAGTTAGTTTTCCGTTGGAGTAATCGTCCCAAATCGAATCTATCTTAGCTTTATTTTTATCAGTTTTAAAGCCAGATGTAAATAGTCCTCTTACTGCTTCCCATGTTATGGACTGCATCTCTCTTGCTAATACACCACGCTCTTTGGCAGCTCGTCTGTGAGATTCGGCCACTAAGGCATATGTCCCTATAATTCCTCTTGTATTGTCAGCAGGTGCATTTTTAATCTTCTTTTTCCAACTTGTAGCACTTGTTCCTAAGTTATGCCCTACCTCTACAGAACTACCTCCAAGAGGTTTAAGCATGGCGGCCGCTACTGCATGAGTATCAATAGTAACATCACCTTGAAGACCATCAGGATCTGCAATGTTATTGTAAAAGTTTCTGACTTTATGCCTTGCACCAACTTGCACGGAAATTGTATCCATTATGTTATCTGATGGCTCTAATACTGCTAAAGCTTTTTGTATGGTGTTAAAACCACCCCAAGCCATTTTCTTATCTTCTCCATTATCAGTCTTTTCATAGCCAACTTTGTTGCCCTCTGGACTGATTGTTTGATACGACTTTCCATTGTAAGTTTCATCATATGCTCTAACCCACATAGCCTGTGCTAAAGAACGATCTAACTTCATGTTTCTAAAGCCTTCGTCAGTAGCTTCCTGTAGTTGTCTAAGAGAGGGCTTTTCTCTATTGAAGTAATCAACATAGCTTGCGTATTTATCCTTAGTTCCCTTAAAAGACTTAATGCCATTAATTGTATCTAGCATCTCTTTACCCATAGGAGTTTCCCTTGGGAACATATTTTTACCTTCTGGCAAACCAGATTTTGGTTCTAATATTATATCTAATGCTCTTTCGGCCAAAGATACGTTTTGATACCAATCTTTTTGTGGAGAGAAAACTGCCAAAACAGCAGCAGCCTGTGGCATAGTAATATTATATTGATCAGCTAGTTCTGTAGCAATCTTATTAGCACCCTTATACCAAAGCTTGGATCTTTGCCTTATGGTGTCATCTGTCCTGTCGAAGATAAACAATAAGTTTTTCTTCATAGCCTCAACTAAAGCTTCTAGTTTATTTTCTGGAGAAAAACCATGCTGTTCTTTTGTAAGGACATTATACTGTCTCACCTTACCATCTTCTAAGGAATAGTTTGAAACTAAGTTAGATACATCCTTAACCATCTTGGGAGAGTTTAAGAACGTATTGTAATCAATAGTAAGATTTTCCTTTAACGGATCTTCCATAGGATCTTTTACAGTAGGAAATCTTGTAGAAACTCTTTGTGGGTTTACAGGTAAGGATGATGCTTGAATGTCATCTCTTCTAACACTCCTAAAGTTTTCAATATCCTCTTGACTAGCAATAAGACTTTTTGCTTTTGTTTTGTCTTCCATAAATGCAGAAACTACAGTAGGGACTGATCCATCTGTAGCATCAACAATCACAACACCTGTTTTATCCCATGAAGGTGACTTATATCTAAATGCGTACCTATCAAGCTGATTAAAGTTTTGTTTTTTAGGATCACCATTCATAAGAACATCTTTTATAAATGGCACTACTTTTTCGTGGGTTGTGCTAGAAATAATCTCGTTATTATGTTGACCTAGTATATGTTTTAATCCGTGACCACTATTTTTGCCATCTCTGTTGTATCCCTCATATCCTATCGGCAAGAATATAGAAGTCTTTGGTTGACCTTTAACTAGTGGCTTTTGTATTTTAAATTGAGGATAGAACATCTTAGACTGATTCATATCTTTCATTGATATAGGTCTAGTTCTGTCACGATCATAGAACACTTTAGGAGACTGAGGAGTATGCCCTCTTAAATCACTTAACGAAGATGCCTGTGTTGTTTGCTCATCTATGTTTTTGTTTTTGGTATAAGATATTCCCTGACCTTGGAATGATCTTGCTAAAGATCCACTAGTAGCAGCCTCAAATACATCTTGAGTATTTTGAAATCCATACCCTCTCAACATATTGCCAAGTCTACCTAAGAATCTATATATAAAATTAAAATACCTTGCTAGTCCACTAGCCATAACAGGAGTTTTGCCTTGCCTTCTAGCTTTTGCGTAGGCCTGAAAAGCGTATGCCTGTAATTCACTACCTAGTATACCTTGATTAGACGCATCTTCTACTTGACCAGATTCTGCAACAGGTTTGACAACTCTTTGATTTATTTTAGTCAAAGCGTTATGCATATCAGGATCTACTCTCTTCATCCACTTGGCTACAGGAGACTTATTGTAGTTTACTGCCTGACCTCTTGATCCAAACGTACTGTCTAATAACTTTTGTGTCTTTGGATCATGTTGCCTAAAGAAGTCCTGAAGAACATGGAACGCTTCGTGTGATGCTGTCTGTTGATGAAGATCCCTTGTGGTAGCAACATTTCCACCACCTTCTCCTAAACCCACATCGTAAGCAAGGCTTAGTAACTTAGCTGATTTATTGTACAACCCTTGAGCTGCGTTACCTTCGTTGTCTGTTAAGCCATTCATGGCAAACTCAAAGTTTAAGTCTGCACTCTGTGGTAATAGATCGTTCATTATATCACCACTATTGAAAGCAGTAAGAACGTCATTCACAGATCTCTCTTTGTTGTTTACTTCTCTTTCAAGCGTTTCACCAATACGAAGACCAAGAGCACCCTTGTTTTTAATCAGATCTAACCTTCGGTTTACTTCATCAACACCTAATTTGTAAGCACTATCTTCTCTAAAAGCCGATTGCCCTTCTGCCAAAGTCTTTTCTTGTTCAAACTGCTTGCTTTCTTTTTCAAATTTCTTTTTAAATTGCTTGTCTTCTTTCTTCTTTAAACCCCAAAGCCTGTCATACTCTGCCATCTTGTCTTCAAAGACCATCTCTTTATAACCAAGAGATCCTTCTATATCATCCATCTTTGGCTTTTTAGGAACTTTAATTTTTGACTTTTCTAATACAGGTTCGGTAACAGGAATCGTTGGTTCGGTGGTTAAACCACCACCTTTCTCAACGTTTTCCAAAGCATCTTTAAGTTGCTTGTCTTTAATTTCTTGATTAGATTTAGCAAAGTCCTCTGGGTTTTGACCTGTAAAAGTATCTGTAGCACCTCGTACTGTACCACCACCAAAGAAACCTACAGCAAAAGCTTCTTCTATTGCTTTCACATCTACCTGATCAAGGTTCTCTAAATACTTCCATCCGTCAGTTTTACCAAGCTCGTTACTAAGTGTTTGTGTTGCTTCTGTAGTTCCCTCAATAGCAGCACCTTTAGCTACCCCCTTTAGCAATCGCCTTACAACATAATCCGATAGTTGATTTCTACCTTCTTTAGATATTTTACTAAGAATTGTAGCTGGAAGAACAGTATCTAATGCAGAGTTAACTGTACCATGTACAAGCACCTTTGTTAGATCAGGATCTCCATCTGCTGCCTTATACAATTCATTATAAGTTTCCCCAAAATTTTGAACAGCAGCGTATGAAGCTGGGCCTGTCATCAAAGAAATTCTACCAATCTTATCTATCTGTTTCTTGGTTAGGTTCTTTATAGTCTTTTTAGCTGTTGCTTGTACTACACCTTTTAATATTCCACCTAATCCAAGTCCACCTACTAAGTCAGATGAAACTTGACCTGCTGACTGCAAAGCAAAATCCTTTGTGTCTTCAAAGTCAGTAAACGTTAACTTGTCTATTAAAGTATCTCCACCTACATCAGCGTAGTTAATAACCTGTGGAAAGTTTTGATTTGTTTCTTCTGACGCTTTTTGATATCTCTCAAAATCTTTAGCCGCTTGCTCTTTGTTTCCTGAAGCGTAGTTAATAAGACCTCGAATACCACCATCAAAGATTAGATCTTTAGTTTGCTCAAACCCAATTCTAGCACCTCTAAAGAAAGTACCAAAATTTCCAAACTCATCTTGTTTGGCTTGTTCTCCTTTGTCTCTCCATAATTCCTCAAGCTCTTCCCTGTCTTGATTTGGATGAAATTTCTTTCTGTAGCCTTCAATTAATACCTCATCACTACGATCAGCGTACATAGGATATTTTTCACGAAGTGCCTGAATTAATGTTGTCATTTATTAACCTTTAAATACCAAGTGGATTTTCTGGATTGGCTGTGATTCCTCCCCCACCTCCTGTATTAGAAGCAGACGGAAGTTTTACATTTGGAAACATATCTGTATATTTTTGTGTGATCCTTGCTGTCTCGTTTTGAATTGCTTGACTTCTTTCAGTTGGATCTGCACCAGGGCCTTTTATCTCATCATAACTTTTAGTAAAATTATCTACCTCATCTGAAATCAGCTTTGCTACATTAAATTTAGCTCTTTGATCATTCCCTCTTATTCTTTCTAAAAGATTTAAATAACCAACAGAGTTTGTACCACTCTTGGCCGATGATGCGTTTATCCTAGCTAGTTGCAAACCAAGTTCTGCCCTCTTAAACTCAAGATCAACAGCAACCTTGGCCTGATCAATAAGCATCTGCCTATCTTCTTTCTTCATATTCTTAGCTTCTGCCAAGGTTTGTTGCATAGCTTGACCTGCTGCTTGCATAAAGTTAGGACTGTCAGACGCAGCCAAGTTAGCACCAAATTCTGCTACTAACTGCCAGAAACGATCACCACCATTTGGCTTCATAGCTTCTATTAATTTGTTTTGAGCGTTAGTCAAAGCACTATATTGAGTTAAAGCAGAATTACCTATACCACCTGTATTATTTGCCATCTTTTCAGCAATAGCAACTTCGGCCTTAGATACTGCTTGTTTGTTGTTCATTCCTTTCTTCTCTTCTCTAGGATCTCCTTTAAAAGTATTTGTTTCAGCCCTATTGCCTTCGCCTGTATCTTCGCCTGTGTTTTCTCCATCTTTATTTTCATCTGTTGAAACAGTTACAGCCGTAGAGGAAAAAGGTTTTGTTATATCTACGTTTTTAACGTCATACTTTGGATTTACTCCTTTTACAGGCTCGGTTGCTCCCTCTCCAAAAGGAATATAATCTTTTTGCCCTCTTCTTTTACTTAGAACTTGACCATCGTCTGTAACGAAAACTCTGCTTGCGTCTAACTTTTCTCCAGCCTTAAATAATAAATCATCTACTGTTTCTTTCTTAGGAAAAGCAGTTAAAGAACCAGGTGCTTTATCCACCTTTAAAATAGGCTCTCCACTTGAATTAACAACAAAAGTATCCCCAAACTCTGTGTTTACAAGTTTCTCATTACCTGATAAATTGCCTTCTTCAATCGTCCCCATTCTGTTTTTCTTAATAAAGTCGAATGGGGAAAATAATGTTTCTTCGGTGTAAGGTGCTCCTTCTGGAACTTTTACAGTCTTATTAAATTGATCGCTTGATGGGATAGGCTTACCTAATAGGTTGAAACCTTTATCTTCATCTTCTTTTA